ATTCAAGACTCTTAGCCCCTGACCATTAGCAGCAACAAAATTTTTGGCTTGTACACCCCCAGCAGCCCAGATATTACCTCCAGAATTTATAGATGCACTGTTTGAATACTGTGATGATCCAAAATATAGTGTTCCTTCTACAAGACCATCCCCCATTTTGATTTGTCTTGCTCTTAACCAGCCATCAGGATACAACTCAAAACTATTCTCATTCGATGTGTTTACTTTAAGTAATGGGTTTTTCCAGCCAGATACAAAATCTCTTGCTATGTCACCAAGATTTTTGTGAACAGAATCAGGACTTATGATAAAACTATAGGTTTCCGTCACGCTCCCACCCATGCCTTGATACGTGGATGATCCTGTATAGGTCAGTCCATCATTAAGCGTAAACTTGCCTATTTTACCACTAGCCGCATTTATAGCAGCAGTAATGCTCAGGTTACCGGCTGTATCTGCGCTAAACACCTTTGTACCAGCGTTATTGCTGATGTCAAAGCCACCGCTTTTGATATGTAATCCAGATGCATCCATTACAAATTTTGTCGTTGATAATGCTGTGCCACCGCTGATGCCGGATGCTATAGTAGTGATTAAGGATGTGGCCGTGACTTTTTGCTCTAACGTGTTGGTTTTGCTTAACGCTGTACTTGCATTAGTCTCAGCTGTTGACACTCTCACTGTAAGCCCATTAACCGTAGCACTAATCTCATTTGCTTTGGTAAGTGCATTTCCGGAAGTGCTCGTTGCTGAGGTGATGCGAGCGTCAAAACCATTGACCGTCTGCTCTAAAACGGACGTTTTATCAGATACTGTCTTAATGGATGCATCTATGTCTTCGGGAGCCGGTGTCCAACCTCCGGTTGCTTTATCTCCAATAACGATTTTCACATTCTTGAATAAAATTGTCCCTTGCATTCCGTCTGCTCTCACACCGATATTCAGCCCAGTTATGCCATTAGGCACAACCGAAGTAAACTTTCTATGGCCTTTTTCAGCATCTGTGCCAAGATATATCGGTAAATCAATAGAAGACCAAGGATTACTATTGAATCTCAATGATATTGTTCCAGTCTTTATAGCACCAGTGATTTCATAGTCATAGCTCACCGTGATTTTCTTACCTTTGTAGTCATCGGCGTTTCCCGTAAGATTATAAAAGTCCGCTGTTTGATTTTTGATATTTGCCCCAACCATAGTTTTCGATACAGCAGTTTTCAGTGCAAGATTCCGCCCACCTATCTCCATGTTATTGAGATTGTTAATGCTCGTTGAGTGGCTAGACACCGTACTGTTAATACCGTTTACGGTCTGTGTAAGGCTGCTGTAATTGGTCTTAAGCGTAGACACATCACCTTTAGCCTGTGATACGTCGGTAATCAATGATGATATTTTGCCTTGCTCCACGGATAACGCAGTACTCAGTGTGCTTATATCACCGGTAATGGTGTTATACACGACGGACAAAGATTGATTTGCACCATCTACTAAAATATGGCTGGAATTAATCACCTCTGTACCGTCATTAATCTCCTTTACGAGGGATGTGATGTTGATTTTATCACCTGATATATTGGCGTTGTCGGCTACCATGCTATCCACGATAATAGGCCGTTGTATACCGTTAGCTGTTACACCGGTTGCATCAAACATCAGCTTTCCGGCGGCATCCCAGACATACATGTTGTAGTCTCCGGATGCATCTTTACCAATCTGCACTCTTGGTCTTGTGTTATCTTTAATCTGGAGGGTCTCGCCGAAGATATCCAAACGCCCTGATTGTGACTTAAAGTGTATACTGCTGGCATCAATCGTACCGGCGGTGACTTTATCGGCTGCTACACTGTCAATCATGGCCGACTTTATAACTGAGTTAGAGAATACGGTATTTTCTGCATTGATTATCAGTGAATGAACACTGTCAGAAGTAAAATGGCCATTTATGATGGTATCAATCGTGGCCAGATTTCCTTCCATAACGTTTATCTTGGCCAAAGCTGCATTTATAGTGTTAACATCCAGATCATCTATTGCAGCATGAATTGCTGTAAATTCTTCAGCTGTTGCAATCTTGAAAGCCGCTGTATCAGCTTTAAATGTACTGAACTCACCTTCATGTGCTGTTATTTTTTGATTTACAGTAAGAAAATCAGTAGTAATGGTACCAAACTTACCATCATATGCAATGATTGTGTCTGCAAGCAATCGCTTTGTGGCTATGTACTCACTGTAATTTGTTTGTACTTGTTGTGAGATATTCCCCTGAAAAGAATACTGCTCTTGCTGCTCTGTCTTTGCGCTAGATGTTATTGTCTGTTGAATTCCACTATCATCTATGATATCCATAATCATGATGGGCACTTTATAAATGGATCCATCTAAGTCTTGCACAGAAATAATATCACCTACATCAAGCTCAGGATGTCCCATAATGATATTCACAGAACATGAACGGTAGGAAAATCCGTTCACTTTGTTGTATATCGCATTCAGCTGTGCTTGTGTCATACATGGATTTGATAAAGTGATTATACTGCCAGTATCATTGCCTGCGTTCAGGTTTGTTTCTGCATCTACAGCACATGTAATCCGTCTAACAATAGTGTCTGCCTGACCAACGCTGAAAGTTGATGAACATATGTCTGGACTTGCTGTGAATTCAACAGCAGAGAACCATCTTAATTCCAAGTTACCATCACGATTCATAACTGCGTTTTTACCGCAAAATGATGCTATATAGCTGATGGCATCACGCATTTGCAGTCCCTGTAGCTTGTCAATGCTGATAGATTCGCCGGAATCACTACCGGCGTATGTAATTCCTATCTTAGAACATTGCTCTCTTAAAACAGCCGCTACAGGCTGATTCCCTGACAAGGCGCTGAAGAATCCCTGCTGTGTCTTATACATATTGTCATATGCTGTAAACGTTACGACATCATCATTAAGTTGGGGATCGACAATGTTGTAGACCCCCATTTTGATCCATTCGATATCTGGTTCTTCACCAATATTGTAATCTTCCAGATGTAATCCAACATAGTAGATAGCCTGCCGACCTATAAATTGCACAGATGAGGTCATTTCTGGTATCTGTACATCCAGATATGCAGTAACCGTTCCTCCAAATGAAACATGTTCTTCGGCACATATTCCAAGCTTACCATCCAACTTCATAAAGTCAAAATACTCTGTACCGTCTATGACTAACTTTGATTCCCACCATTGTATATCTCTTGATATAGCTTTCTTATATCTTTCTGAGGTGCTATACATTTACACCACCTCGCTCTCTTATTTATCAGATTCTTCTTCAATCATAAATTCTAAAGCATCCATTTCAGCCTGAGAAATAGACACAGAAATATCATCAAGCTTGATCATCCTGATTGGCAATTCGCACTCTGTATTATTGATTTCATTGATTGCAGCAGTTAGAGCCATTTTATCCTCCTTGCTCTTAAATGTGACTTCATCACTTTTTTCTTTTGTTACCAGTTCACCATTTTTATCAAGTTTACAGTGTTTCTTCTGCAACTTTGTGATTTCATCCTGATATTCTTTGATTTCATCCATAAGAATTTTCTTGTTACGACTCACATTATAATTGACCTTAGGACTGATTGCAGTCTGCACGTTTGACAACCCATTCATAAGCATAATAAGCTCGCCACTTCTTAACTTCATTATTCAGCACTCCCTTCTGTGGTTACTACAAGCTCGTTAACAGCCTCATCGTAACGCTTCTTAAAAGCTGCGATATCAGTATCATACTTCACCTTATCTTTTGCATATTCAGCAATATTCACGATATTTACATGATAACTGATTGTGTTATAATCCATATTTGTCACGGATGCTTCCATAGTCACCACAGTAACACCATCAGTATTCTTAGATTCAGATTTCAATGTCTTTCTCACTTCTTCTTTTTCTGTAATCGTTGTTGTCATAAACGACACCCCTTCCTTATTTCTCAACCAAAGAAATAGGCAGCCCCTCATAGACTGCCTTTTCAATAGCATAACTGTACACGCTGTAAACTTCATCACCAGCGTATGCACGAATCGTTTTCATTTGTTTTGTTTTAGGATCGCGGAATTTTACGTCGATATAATCCGGTTCAAGTAAAGCGCAAATCTGAGCAACTTCAGCCTCCGTCAACCATGACCACTGCACATCAATACGGTATTTGAGTGCCTGTACTTTACCACAGAAATTACCACTGCGTGACCGTCCAGAGCCTTGTGACCATAGCTTATTACGCTGAATCGTAATACTGGAAGGGTCTTTGACTTTAACACCGCCAAGATACAGAATAGGATCAACCGTCTTTATCATACTGGCACACCTCCTTTACCTCCGGAAAATATCATTTGTTTTTTGTAGTCCTTAATGATTTTAGTGGTCTTAGAACCATCTTCATTCTGAATAGTGATGTATAAGTCACCTCCACGGTCTTGGAATCCACCACCGTCACGTAAAGCTTGCAGAACCGCCCTGTAGATACCGGATGTAATCTGATCGTTATTTGCAACGGCTGTACGCCCACCCATAGTACCGACAAGCTCCGGTCCCGCTTCACGAGCAATAAACATTTGTCCTGTATCAACAAATCCACCTTCAGCCTTTTTTTGCATCCAACCTGTGACTTTTCCAAGTGCTAAATCTATTGATCCGGAAACAATAGAAAGGGTTGCTTCAATAGGGTGCTTCCTAAAATATTGTTGGAACCATTCAAGAGCTTCATTCGCTGCATTAGATTTATTTCCAAGTGCTGACTGCCCCCATATTGTGTGTGATCCTGCCTTGAACCAACTATCAAACCAATTATATGCATCCCATGCAGCATTGGATTTATTACCAATCTCAGCTTTACCCCATATTGTTTTTGACAGTATCCTGTTCATTGTTTGCCATGCATTATTACCCGCAGAATCAGCACCCATAACTTTAGCAAGAACAATCAATGGATTATCGAAAATCTTCTGACCTTTATTCCATTGTGCCTGAGCATCTGGAGATATATCACCATTGCTGATTCCCTTTTTGATATTCTTGATATAGTCCTCACCGGATTTCGTACCATTTTCCTGTGCTTTTTTCAGTTCAGCCTGATACTGTTTACCCAGCTTAGAATCCTTGTCAATGCCAAGTTTGTCTAACAGCGATAACAGCTCTGCGTTCTGCTGCTTTTTGACCTTAGTAATATCTTTCTTTGATTGTTCTGCATTCTTTAAAGAATTTCTAGCTTGCTCTAATTCTTCTTTGGATAAATTAACACCATTCTTTTTAGCAATATCAATGATATCTTTAGATGATAACTTATACTTTTTTGCTTTCTCTGCATATTCCTTAACAAGCTTTTGCCGTGTCTTTTTTGTATCGTCATACTCTTTCTTGTTTATTACCTTGCCATCCTTCATACAAGAATCCATTACTTTATTGGTTTCTTTCATCTTAGTAGCAAGTTTTTCAAACTCAGCTGCTTTTTTATCACTCAAACCAAACTGTGCGTAGAATTTACCAAGTTCCTCAGTGAGTCCATTTGTAGAAGAGGAAACATTTCCTAAGGTCTTATCAAGACCATCTTGCTTTTTCTTTGCGGCATCTACAGCATCATTCGCTTTTTTTAGAGCTTTTTCAGTTCCATCTAAATCAGCATTCACTTGGTTTAAATCATCGCTCAATTTCCCAAGTTTTTCACTGTCACCATCAGCTGCTGCCTGTTGAATCTGCTTAGACAATTCAAGTTTACGTTCACTTAATTTATTCAACTTATCCCTTGATTCAGCCTGTTTTGCTTCTGCTTCAATCTGAGCTTGGATATACTGAACATAGAGCTTCTCATATGCTTCTTGTCTGGCCTTTTCCTTAAGCTTATCAATATTCTTCTGAATAGCATCAGGTGTTTTCAGCCATTCAATACGTCCTTCTTTAGTCAGTTTTACTGTTCCCGGAAGTTCCTTATTGATAGCTTCTACTTTTTGCTTAGCTTGCTCGATACTATCCACATAGCCTGTTTCTCCAGCCATACGGCGCAATATATCTACGTTTTGTTCAAGTCGTTTGTATTCAGCCATCTTTGAAGAAATTTCTTTATCTGTTGAAGCTTTAGCTTCATCCATAGACTTTTTCAATTCATCAAGAGCATTAATCTGATCCTGTACAGATTTGGAATAATCATCCATTTCATACTTCGCTTCTTTTTGAGAAGAACAAAACAAAGCTAATCCTCCAGCTATAGCACCAATTGCTGTTAGCAATACAACCAAAGGATGAGCGGCTAAGAAGTTAAGTGCGGTACCAAGAATACCGGCAGCGCCAGATGCAGCACCTTCAGCAGCGGCTAGTCCATAATGTGAAGCCGCTAGTATCTTTGCTGTTCCGTCTGCAATATTCTCTTGTATAGTAACAAGCCCCATTTTTGCTAGATATTCTATCATTGTACCGTTTACTAAAGAATAAGCTGCTTTTAAGGATGTTATAGCAGTTGCTGCTTTCCCGATAACACCGTTCCCTGTAATCATACCCGTAGCGATATTTTTTAAAACATTAACTACTCCTCCCCCCAATGATATAAATTCAGCGAACTTGGTTAATTTCCAAGCCAAAAAGAAACTTGTAACTACAGTAGAAAGCATAACAACCACTGGCTTGCATTTTGATATCCATGTAATTACATTTGCAAATCCTTTTATAATTGCTCCTATGCCTTTTAAAATAATTCCTGTGAAGTTTCCGAACACAGGCACAAGTGTATTTTTCAATCCTTTTACAACAGGCTTAACAAAATTGTCATTTATACTAGTAGCTAATTTTAAGAACGCTGTAGCTAAATCCCACAATGCTTCAAACAGGTATTTCCCGCCGGAATCCCATACATGACGGAAGAATGTCGATATCGTATCCGTAACAAGTGAAGCAGTATCTAAGAGGCTAAAGAATAAATCAGAAGCAGCTTGGAAGAACGGTTTCCATTTTTGCTCTACAACATCAAATACACCGCCAAGAATATGCACGATGTTATCTCTGGTTTCTTTAATGTTCTGCAATATTCCAGCGCCATATTTATTCCAGCTATTACGGATAGGCTCAAAGATATTGTCATCCACTACTCTGCCAAGGATACTCGCCCATTCAAGCAGCCGATCTCGAATATCCATTGCTTTCATACGGATATTGTCAAATATATAATCCATATCCTGCAATGCTTTCAGTAATCGTGGGTCAATAGACATACCGCCAGCACCGGAAGAATCTCCACCACCGGAGCCGGAAGAAGAATCATCAGTGCTTTGGTCTGGAATAACGTTAGCAACATCAAAACCTGCAAGAAAATTCTTCCATTCCTTAGTCTTTTTCTTTGCGCTATCTAATCCTTTATTGGCATCGTCAATACCTGCATTTACATCATCCATACCATCAGATACGCCACCGAGCGAATCATCCATGCTGTCCAAAATACTTCCTGTGGATCCGGATGAATCAGGCAGTTCATAACCAAGGAATGAAGCAAACATTTGAATTAGAGATTTGATTGCCATTACAAAACCGTTAATATACGGTAAAACCTTTCCAATCACGCCATAAAAAACAGCAGATATCCAACGGCCTACTTCGGCAATCTGCTGCTGTAGTATTTTAAGCTGGTTTGCCGGCTGCTCGATAGTCCTGGCAAAATCCCCCATTGCTGCTGATCGAGCCATTTGCTGCTGTAACGTAAGGATGATAATTAAACGTTTTTCTACTTCACTCAAATCACGTATCTGCCTGTCATAGATTCCTATGCTTTCGAGCGTTCCACCTAGTACACTTTGTGTTATATCATAGCCAGATTGACTACGTATAGGTCTTACTTGCTTACTCAGAGCAGCCTGAAACTTTGTAACAGCAGAGTCAACAGAAACATTATACAACGATGCATAGTCAAGAGACATTTTTGTTAATCGCTCAGACAGCATATATGACATATCTTCAGACAAATCACCAAGCGCCCCAAGCTGATTTTTAAAAGTAGCCTGAGCCTGCATCATAGATGGCATTGCTAGTCCGTACATGTCAGATAGCTGATTCTGGAACTTCATAGCCTCACTACGCATATTCCCCATGGCACGGCTGAAGTAGTTCTCAATCTCTGTGAAGTCTATAGCTTTATTCAGCATGTTAGCGAATCCAGAGCCGAAGTGCCGCAGTTGATTATACAAAGCATAAATCTTTCCAAACGAAAGCATGTTATTTAATCGTTTGTGTGTAACCGTAGCTTCGTTTCCCAATTCTTTTGTAGCTGTTCTGGCACTTCTCATCCCTCTATTAAAACGATCAATGCTTGCTGTTATTTTAGATAATCCCTGTATCTCTACTGATGCTTCTTTTAAATGCGCTAAAAATGGCTGAATCTGAGTGGTTAGTGTACTGAATACCTGACCTATTTTAGACACATCTAGCTTCTCCATTTTCGACATTGCAGTAGGAATCGCTTTAATATCACGAGCAAATCCTTTTAAACCATTCAGGTTGAACGCTGCTATTTTTTCTATGAAACCCTTTAAGGTATCTGCCGCCGTGTTCATCTGGCTCTGAACGTTTTTAGGCAATGATATATCCATATTCAAATTCTGCATAGCATTCATTGCTCTTGCAATGTTATTTATAGCGTTTCCAACGCCTTTAAGATTTGTTGCATCAAGATGTCCTAATTCAGTGACAAGCCTTTGTACTGGTGCAACATCTATTTTATCAAAAGAAGTAAAGTCAGCATTTTTTAAAACATCAAACACTGTAGGTAACTTGCTAATTGCTTTGAAAGAATTATTAAGCCTACTCAACGTATCCGATACTGAATTTACATTTCTTTGAAATTGCTGGAAACCGAGATTGTTCATTCGAGAACCTAATTGTGCAATTCCGCTTGTTATATCAGTTAAGGTTTTCTTTGCTCTATCTGCTTTGATATTATCAAGACGTTGAGCCGCTAATGATAAATCTCTAATTGGCTTTGCATAGGCCGTAAGTTTATTGATTGTTGCAGTGCTAGTATCCTGTATAGTTTTCAAACCTTTGTTCATTGCACTAAGTGCGCCTATAACAGCTTTAGCTTGCATTTCTAGTACGATGTCTACCGAGTTTTCATAATCTGCCATATATATCACCTACCTTTCTATTGGATAAAACTTATTTACGAATATCGTTACTCCATTTCTGCATAGCTTCCATAAACAAAACCATATTCGGATCCATAGATACCATTTTATCGAAATCATCTGGCATAATTCTGCTTGCAATTATGCATAATTTTTTTAATTCTTTGTAATTCTGTTTAAACTTTTCACCATCGCTTCTGAATCTTTTTTTAACTGTTCTTCTGTCATATTCCTCACCACCTTTCTGACAAATAAAAAGCAGCCATCATAAGCTGCGATTGGTCACACCATAGCGACCACCTCCCTTAATAGAAAAGCGCCCTTCTGGACGCTTTTTATTCAATATTTGATATTCAGTATTCCGCATATGTAACGATATTGCGGGGCAGTGAAGGCCATCCTTCTTTCTCTAATGAGATACAGGGCTGTAAGCATTTTTATATCTTTTGCGATTTTCTTTGCTGGAATGCCTTGCCTTTCCCTTTCAAACTTTACTCTGTTCATTTCTCTTTACCATCACCAAACAATGCTTTAATAGCTTCAACGCCCTTTTGATTGTATCTAAATGATGTTACCTCTTTGTTGGAGTTAGGCGATTTATCGAAGAACCACATTCCGTATTCGGATTCTGTGTTTTCATCAGCTGGACGAATTCCCGCTGCTTTCGCTTTCTTTCCCACAGTATTCTTGTTACTGCCAACCATTTTAGCGATTTCCGTTGCAGTATAGTAACGTTCTTCACATTTTGGTAATGGTAAGACCTTCTCACCAGTAAGTACTTCTGAAGCATAGCTGTTACAAATTTGCTGATACTCCGTATTACGTGGGACACGCTCACTTAATTTGAGCCAGATAGAAGCAATGCGTGCCTTTGCATTCATATAACGTGCATCAATTTCCTTCTGCTTTGTTTCATCCAATCGTGGTGACATAAGCCGTTTTTCCATTTCATTGAAGGCACCAATATATTTTATCTTCCAATCTAGCGCTTCCTTCCCAGTAAATCCCATAACTAATAAGCTGAAGCCATCACGATTCATCAAGAACATTGGATATTGTTGTTTGTTTTGCTCATGTATATACGTAGTTTTATAAAATAGGGGGTCTCCACCATTTTGGGCGCACCACTTATCTGTCAATTCTCCATACATTCTTTCTATTTCTGAAATCAATTTATCATGTCTTTTACCAAAATTTTTTGCAACCTGCAAACTTGATACCACCAACTGATTATGCTCGCTATCTAATACAACACTTATTTCTTTTTCCATCTTATTTTTTCCTCCGTTTACTTTCATTTTGAAACCACGAAGGATTGGACAACTTCTTGAAGTTGTGATACAATTTCTGTAGCAATCCTTGTGATTGTGACGATTCTAGCGAATGTGTGTCCGCCAAGACTAAGCACGTTCGCTTTTCTTATGCTCTAATAAATCACTAATATTACATTTAAAATATTCACATAATTCATTAAGCACATTGAACGAAATTCCTTTAGCTCTCTTATAATACAGACTTGTTAGTGTTGTTCTTGATATTCCGGTAACTTTTGATATCTCTGTAATTTTCACTAAACGTTCTGCCATTAAAATTGCCAACCTGTTATCAACCATTTACTCCTCCTTTTCTTTCCGCTTCTCTAAATCTGCTTTGATAAGTTCTGTCACATATTGTGAAAATTTAATATCATTCATCACACACTGTAATACAGCCTGCTTATGCAATCCCTTATCAATTCGAAGCATTACAGATTTGATTTCATCTTTATTCATGTGTATCACCTCCTTTACATTGACTTCACAAGTCACATTATACTACATTTTTGTAACTTGTAAATACTTTATTTTGATTTTAATATCAAAAAGTTACAAAACAGCTGTTATACAAGTTACAAAATCATTGAATTATGCTACAATATGTCTATAAGGTGGTGTTAAAATGACAATCGGTAAAAGAATAAAAGAAAAAAGATTAGAAAGAAAAATGTCACTTGACGATCTAGCTAAAGCTGCATCTGTTAAAAGGCAGACTATATACAAGTATGAGAATGGGATTATAACTGATATCCCTATGAAAAGAGTTACTGCAATAGCTAATGCTCTTTGTGTAGATGTTCCTTATTTAATGGGGTGGGACATAACACAGGAAATAGATGAGAATGGGAATATTTGCAAAAGTGTCAACAGCGAAAGTGTTATAGTTGAAATAAATACCCCTAAATTTAGAATATCATTAAATGAAATAATGAATATGATCGAAGAACTTGATGATTATGGAATTGATCTTGTCACCACTGTAGTTGAAAAAGAATTTGAAAGATGCTCAGCATTAAGTGAAAAAGACCTCAACGAATGAGGTCTTTTATTTTATGGTTTCCACCGATGCCCACAATTCATGCAGACATTGTATATTTTTTTGCTGTGTGTAGCGCCAACTGCTGCGCCAACGACAGTTCCGACCGGATTAACAAGTGATCCTACAGCTGCACCTACAACGCCTTTCCCTACGGAGATTTTCTTATTTGTTATTGTGATAGATGTACTGCCACATCTTGGGCATGCTACTTCCGGTACTTTTGCACCGTCATTAGTGAAATTTGGAACACTGTAATCAGGATGCATATAAGGTTCTATATATTGATTATAAAAATGCATCTTTTCAATTTCAGTGATGACATTTTCTTGAATTAATCTATCTAGCACCTTTCTTTTTCTTGTAGTGCCATATCTTTCACCAGAAATCAATATAAATACATCTTCCGTATAACGAGAATCGTTTAACAAATCATCAATCTTATCTAATGGTGTTAATTGAATTTTTATTTGTGTTCCACATTGACTACAAAACTTGCTATCTTCAGCAAGCTCAGCACCACAGTTACTACAAAAGTTAGCCATTTTATTTTTCCCTCCCTAGATACCAATATCATAGCACATGAGCTGGTAAAAATGTACAATTTCTTGTTTTACGATATCAATAGGGATAAAATATGTTTATACATGGGAGGGGGTGATGAAAATAAAATTAAATCATGAATGTGTAAGAGATGTTCTACTTTTCGTCGAAGAGAATATTGATGTAGGTTACGCCGCTGCATCTCAAAATATAAAAATTGGCGAATATTCTACCGATGATATAAATTACGCTTGCTTAAAGTTGTATGAAGGCGGATTTCTAAATGGGCAACCTCAGCCAAAAAACATAGCAATGCACACTTGGATTATTATTTATGGTCTTACTTGGAACGGTCATGAATTTTTGGATAATATCCGCGAAGAAAAATCATGGCAGAAAACCAAAAAGATTGTAGACAAAATTGGCTCTGTATCTCTTAATATATTAAGTTCAACGGCTTCTAAAGTTATTTTAGGTCTTATAAATCAAGAATTAGCAAAAGCGGGATTACTTTAATTCGCAATCATCCAGTGCCAATGCAATAACTTCTACAGGAATATCTAAATCCAAGCTTAAATGTACAACATCCCCTAGATTATGAGCTACTGAATAGCCTACAACATAAGGGATTTCATGCCCTGCAATCTTGATTGTTGTTTTATCTTTAGAATCAAATAATTCAAGACTTTGCTTTTCCATATAATTCCTCCTCACTTAATGAAATGCGGTCACACTTATTGGAAGATTCTCATAACCTCACCACCGTATCTCAATATCAAATTCATATCTTCCCAACACTATCACGCATGGCTCTCAGAACTGCATGGCTAATTGAATCTGGGATATCGTCTATTTTATTACTTTTAGAATTAAAAATATCTAATGTGGTATCAACTACTACCTTAGATATTTTTTTCACTTTACTTGCGGATGTATTCATTCAGGCACCCTCCTTCTGATGTTCATAAATTAAATGATTTGAGCTGAAGTTGGAATAATTTATCAGGATCAGATGTTTGTTTAATATCTCTATGCTCCTGTTTTGCATTTTCTCCATTTAAATCAATAGGCTCATTATAAAAGTCTAAAGGCACAAATTTGATTTTTTTATTGCCTAACGCATATCCGATTGCAACCGGCATTATATTGTTGATAGCCGATTCTACCGCACGCAGTGTATATATACCATATATCCAAGCTTCTCTGCTTAGCTTAGAATTATATGCTTTCAAATAAGATTCAAATAAATCTTCATCGTCGTGCCAGAAATCATCAAGTGGCATACTGCATTCGATTGCAATAGGCACTAATTCTTTCTGGCAGTATTCTTCGTATCTTGTATATCCTAAGACATCGGAAGGATGTCCGGCTTCTCCTGATTCGTCTTTTTCGCCACTTCGCTCAGATTGTCCTGAAGTGACTGGATTAGTGTAAAAACCTTATCTACAATGCCTACCATGATTTCATCATATTTAACCATTCCTAGTGTTTCAACCATATCATCCAGAATGTTTTCAGCCAGCTCATCGGTCATCGTATCCTTATACTTTTTGTTTTCTTTTAAAAGAATAATGGCGATCTTATCAGCATCAATGGAATTTTGTTGCAGTTTAAGGAAACCCTTCATTTTTGGAATCATTTCTATTGATAATTTATTAATCTCATAAGCAATCTCTTCTGCTTTATCTGCCTCATCTTTTTCCTTTGCGTCTTTCAGCTGTTTCTCTAAATCAGATACTTTGTCCATCACTTCAAAAATTTCTGGATTCTGTAATTCTTCAAAGATATCAAACTGCATATCGCTGATTTTACTTCTTGCAGAACGTGTAATCGTAAAATCAAAATCCGTTCCGTTGTACTTATGTGTATATAATTTCATTTTCATAATCCTCCTTTTAAAATTTTGTAAGCGCCCTTTAAAGAGCGCTTTTTCGTATTATGCTATGCATCACCAGAAGATGCTACTTCATCAACAATAACTAAAATAGTGGTCTCCCAAGAAGCGCATTCCGCTTTATCCGATTTTAAAACAACAACAGTAGACCCTTTTGCAACAGCGGTAATAGTCAACTTACCTGATGTTTGTGCAGCGGTCACAATAGACGGCGCTTCACTGGTTGCCGTATATGTAGCATCAACCGGATCCATTGCGATATCGAGTTCATATGTTTTTACGGATGCATCCAACGTGATAACCGATGGAACCGGTGTATCAAACAGAGCTGTTTTCTGTAGCAGCGGTTTAACGTTATCAACATTGCCCAAGAAAGCACTAGGTGTGATCGTTACTGTAGCCTTAGTTGCTTCTCCTGCTGTACGTTCCCCGACTTTGTATGTCACAGTACCAGTGAAACGTTCTCCTGCCAAATCTCCATCACAGGCAATGAACTCCTGTGGCTTCCCTTCAATCTTCTCAAATCTACGCTTGTTATCTCTGTGGTTGTATACTTCCAGTTCTACCTTTTCCAGTGTCGTTTTTCCTTCAATCTGATTCTTAGTATCAGACGTTGTAACATCAATCTCAATCGACTCCTTGTCTCCCTTCACGCTGGGAATCTTAGAAGCAGGACACAAAATAGAAAATTTGCCGCTTGCATTTTTAATCAACAGCATTGATCCAATGCCGGATTGTGCCTTTTTCTCATCAAATTTTTCAAATAACATTTATTTTAATTCTCCTTTCAATAAAATCAAAAAAAGTGACCTCTATAATCACTTGCTTGTGTTACATATCGCATTGTTATGCGGTATACAGTATCGTCAATATTAGGTGTAGGACTACAGAAAACCCTGTTCGCCCTGAAATGATATTCCATAAAATCAGAAATCAATGATTGAAGATATCGTGCGATATCCATAGAATCTTCTATACTCCCATCAATTTCTTGTGTCTTTGTATAGATATTTATTTCATATGTGATATCAGAATATGATTCCATATACGACCCATTGAACCCTCTGGCAGCATTGGCTATTTCTTCTATGACGATTTTCGGGAAGATATTAGAATTAGGCTTTCTTAAGACTGTTGCCCGTATTTTGCTATTTGCCTTAATATACTCGTTGAGAGAATTATAAAGACCGTCATACATTTCTATATTCATTTCTTTATGATCCCTCCCATTATGACTTTGAATGATTCAGAAAAAATCTTTTTTGCTCCACCATTCAAAAAGTCATTTAGTGCATTAAACATGTAACGGTGAGCCTCCATACCTTTAGTCCAGTGAAAATTCCCATTATCGTCTATGTAATACCATCCATCGTTTCCGTGGTTATTGACATCATATTGATATCCCTTTGAATTAGGATGTGTTCCAGAACCGACAATTCCTGTACCATATTCAACCAAAGCAGCATAATAGCAATCATTCAAGAATTTTCCTAATTCGTACTCTTTCCTAAAATGTGACATTAGCTCCCCAGTTGGCACATAGCTTCCATTACCGATACTTGCTGCCAGATGATATCTTGCACGTTCATCTAAATAGTCTAATGAACGCTTAATAAAATCATTTCTCAACACAGGAATAGCAGCCATAAATTCATTGTTCATATCAATGATATTCTGAATACCTTGTATAGTGAACTTCTCCCTTCGCCTATATATCGGCATGCGGTTTCACTTCTTTATCCTGCTTTCCATTACGCATATGTGGCTTTCTTTTGAAAGTAGCTTCATATTCATCAGCAGTTGAAGTCTTCCACTCTTTCGTGCCAAGATAGTCAGCTGCAATTTCATCATTAACACAGATTACTACACCTTCATTTTTCATATTTCTCAAAAACACCATATATAAATCACCCCTCTCTTTACGGCAACTTCTCAAAATAAATCGTCATCATGTTCAATGATGTGTTTCTTACAGATTCGACACGATAATTTGCATATGCACCGTTCTCAGCTTCTCCATCCGGTGTAATGCCATCCAGATATGCTACATCGTTTTCTTTGATGCTGCCAGCCCACTTCTTACGCATGACAACCGATTTATACATATTTCTCACACGATCACCATATTCTTCTTTTTCAGATTTCCCATCTACACTGGCCAGATTTTCACAAAATAAAAACGGTTTATCAAATGGTCGATTTCCATGTGAATCCACAAGCTCATCATCCATAATTTGTGATGCAATATATAACCGCTGCTTGTTTCTGCTCAACATCCTCATACGCTGCACATAGGAGTTATCTGATTCAAAAGTGCAGGTGATATATCAGAACTTGTGTAAGTTCTGGATACACCACTTTCAGAATGAACGATTTCTCCCTCCGCCCCTTCTTTAACAAAGATTTCTATAGCGATACGTATTTGCAACATGTGATATCTTGGCATGACATCAGCCGGTCTCTCTTGATCGTCAAATGGATACTGGTTTTCAAAGATGATTTCTCTAGCCATGAGCATTAAATCATCAAGATACTGACTCAATTCAGCATTAAATGGAACCAAAGGAGTGTCAATGCTCAATGGCATGACATCTCCTTGATTCACAAGCAGATCAGCAGGAAGACCATCCTTTATCCGGCGGAAGAGTAATTGCTTTCGCTCATCATAGGTCATCATGAACCAACCTAGTGTACTGGTACTTTTTCACCAGTTGCGTAGAATTTTCCGTTTACTTTGACCGTGTGATCGTATGTTACATAATCTGCTTTAGAAGTAGGCGCTGTGATAGTTGATTCTGGCATATCTTCTACAGGTTCTGCGGTTACCGGTTCCGGTTTATCTTCTGGCAGGTCAGTCGGAACCTTTTTACCGTCATCCTGAGCGACATCAGGATTTGCATTGTTAGCATAATCACTCTCGCTTTCTTCAGCACCATTAATTTGCTGAGCCAATGCATCAGCTTTACGTTTTTCTTCTTCTGCGGCTTTCTTTGCAGCGATTTCAGCATTAGTCGGTCTTCCCATATTCATTTACCTCCTACGCACTATGCTTCAGCAAATATACTGAATCCATACATTCAAATGACGGCAATACGATTTCATCTACCACTGTCTTTGTATTTTCAGGATCATGTTCCTGAGTTACCATAATGTTTACTCCAGTATTAACCTGAGATACATTGGCATCTTTTGATCCCAACGCCTTTCGCTCAATCGGGGATGTTCCATACCACAGATTACCTAAAGCGCCTTCTGGTAAGAATGTGGCCATCGTATCAGGGTAATATGCCTTGTCTTTGCCATCATAGTCTTTAAAGAGCTTTTCATAAACAATAATTTCAATATTGAGTTCGTTTTTAAAGACTTCTTTGACTCTGGCTTTGTTCATATAAATGTTTGCTGTTGAGTTCTGAGCAAGGATATATGAAGCAATTTTCTTACTTTTAACAAGATTACTCATCGTCTTAGGACTAATGACCATTGCCTTAAGAATAACACCTTTTGCCAATGCTTTATCAATTACCATCTGAGCATCTGCAATAGGATCACAATTTTCATGGTCACTCCACATATCTGTGCCTGTCAATTCCACAAAGTGTTCTGCCTTGTACTCACCAGATTCATCATAATCATACTGATAGCTCGCACCATCAGCTGTGATATCAATACCAGGTTTACCATTTTCTGCTGCCAGAAGCATCCAAATCATACGTTCAGCTACGACATCTGCGCTAATAATTAAATCATCTGCTTTAGTATAGATGTGGTCAAGTACCTGCTGAGCATACGGATCGCCAGCCTCAGTAACACGTAAGATTTCCTGTTCATCTTCTTCATCAACCATTACATGCTCCTTAAAATAAGGCATCTGTGTGCTAACATCCTGCATTTTCAATTTCCCTCTGCCTTTTGATTTCGTATCAAATGCGCTTGGGTTCAGTGGTACAGGCAACCCCTTATATCCCTTGATCCATTTTAAATCCAATCCCATCTTTTTCTTTCTCGGAAATAATGTCAGTCCAAGATATGGTCTGTCATTACTATGCGCATGCGTAAAATAAGCTGCTAACGCTTTGGCGCTATATACATCAATCAATCTCATTTTTTTCAATCTCCTTTCCTATAAAAGTTGAATCATCGGCAATGCCGCCAGTGTAGCTTCATCGTAAGTCTCACCAGTATTTTTCTCTGCCTTTGCTTTATCGACAAAACCATGTACTATCAATGAAGTATTTGGGTTATCATCATACACATCATGCATCAGTATACCGATAGCGTTTGATTTTCCTTCTGTTACCGTGGCCTTGATGCCATTCTTTGCCATTGGTGTTCCTGCCTTAACTACTTTTACTTCACCATACGCTATTTCTGTTACTTCGCTAAAATCAACATGATATGGAATAGCAACAAAATGCTCATTACTTACTACGTTGATTCCACTACCAAACTCTCTATAAGTCACCTTCATTATTTCATTCTCCTTTCAAATATGCTGTGAATCCACCCTGCGTATTAGCGGTTTGAGCCAGTTGTTCTGCCAACTGAACATCTTTTGGTTTCGTTTCTCCGTTGCTACCATCTCCGCCATCTGGGCGTGGTGTATTTTTCAGCTGATCGTTCTTTGCCTGCGCTTCAGCGGCCGCCATTTTTGTTTTAAAGGTCGTTGCCATAGCTGTTGCTACAGATACAGATGCATCTTTATCACTTGTAACAATACCGTCGATAAAATCCTTATAATCATCTTCCTGCATGCCGGCAGTAATCAGGACTTTTTCAACTTCCAGTTTATTTGCCATCTTCTGATATTTTTCTTTTTCAGCATTAGCTTCGTCAATGGCCTGCTGCTGTAATTGCTCTGCTGTTAAATTCTGCTGTTTCAAGGTTGCTAATTCAGCAGAATCAGCCTGTAACTGCGTATTTTGCTGTGTTAAATCAGAAATCTGGTTTCTAAGATTTGTCAACTCGCTTCCCCTCATTGCAAGTACACTGTCTGCTTGTTCTTCTGTAAGCCCGGCAGCTAATAATTGTTCTTTTGTCATAATTACTCAATCCTTTCCATCTAGGCTTTTATAGGAGTTCTCCATCTCCTGACGTCTTCTTGTTTTAGGTCTAGCAGTAAAAGACCAATAAAAAATGAACAGTTTATTTTCGTAATGACTTATTCAGGTCATTATCCGGTTACCGGAAGTTTAGGCAATACATCATTTTCATTTTTGATATTGCCTTCTTGTACATTCGTCTTCAAATCTCTTAGCCACTTGGCATTTAAGTATGGCTGTGAATCAACATACGCCTGCTCTGGGTCGTTAAACAGTCCACAAATAGTAAATGCAATACGTGGATGCACTCCTGCTTCCAGCAGATTAAGTAACGCTTGTGCCTTAACTAGTATGCTGTCCGTTTTATTTCGTGTGAACTTGATATCAATATCCCAAAGTTTCAGCTGCCTTAATTGTGGCTCTACATTCAACGTATCCTGGATAATTCTCAGTACCATCTTCAAAAACAGCTTTTCACTACGCTTGAATGAAAGTTCTATGGATTTCGCTCTAGCTTCGGCGTTAGACCATCCCTGACCGATAATAAGTGCTTGCCCGGTATTTCCACCGGCGGAAGCATTTCTGTCTGGTACACCTGCAATTTGCAGCATTTTTTGGTATAAGGAATCTACATATATTTGTGAATCCGTTTGGTTTAAATCAACCTCTACATATTCAACATCGCCTCTACTACCTTGTGGAACCTTAATCTTTATCATGCCTTTTTCCCTGAATTCATCGAATTTTTCTGGGACGATATCACAATTTAAAAATTTTAAGAAACTTTGAATTTTTTGTTCAACACCATCACTTCTATTTGATTCCATATTGTTAATAGCATTCATAATAGAGTGCACCGGTTCAAAAGCGCCAAGCCTGACGGTACCTAACGGATATTCAGCAATAGGTAAACGGTTTAAGACATGATTTACAATTCGATACTTCCGAAACGTGGAATTGAATTCCTCACAGGCGAAGAACACATCCTTGGTATATCCGAACATTTCATAATACTCAAATCCCTTGTTCATCTTTTTATTAAATGTCACACAAAGCCAAGGCTTCTTACCAAAGCCAGTATCCTTCACAACGAATGTAACTCTAGGGTCTAATATCTCAGTTTCAAATACTGCATCGTCATCAACTGCCGGCATTGTCATCCGGTATCCGACACCGCAGGCAAGCATCCATTCACCTAACTCCCGGTCTTTTGAAGCTTTATCATCATCAGCCATAAGCTCATTAAGCATAGATACATTGTTTACATCGGAGTATCCTTCTTTTGCGCCGTGTATTCCTCGCTGCACATACTGGATAGGATCACCAAAAACATATCCCATGTAGAAATTCATGATTTCATACGCATGATTGATTACTAGCTTATTGCATATTTCGGGTCGTACTCTCTTTACTCTTTCAAGAATAGGTTGCTTTCCCTTATAGTAATTCCAAAGATAATGTATCTGCGCTGCATTGGTAGAATGGATAGCCATTGCCCTTGCCAATATTTTAGGAAGTGTTTCTTCCGTTATTTCTTGCCGTGGTATGAATATTTCCTGTCTGCCAAACAATTCTATTTCTATCATCTATCCACCTCCCTTCTGGTAATAAAAAAGCACATATAGTGCTGCTTACCCTTTGATTAAATACTTGTTTCTATAGATGCGCCAGTCTTCACATGCCGGATTGCTGCATACTCTACCTTTGCACTCTGTTTTCTTACTGCATGGTGCAGGCGGCGCTGCTCTAATCTCTCTGCTTTTCTTTTTCATACAATTTTCCTTTCTAAAACGGCCTATCACCGATTTCATAACTTGTTCCACCTTCATATATCAATTCTGCCAGCATAGCGAGGCTATCCGGAGAATCATCATGTGGTGATTTCCCTGTCTGAAGAAACGTTGTCAATTCTTTCATTGCCTTGTCGTATTCCTTACTTCTATTGGCTTTATCAACAAAGATGAAGCGTTTTATATCCGGTGCCCATCTGATTATCCTTGATAACTTTGACTTATTGCTCGGAGACACTTCCGATGTGATATTCATATGAACGCCAATCTTCCTCAATTCTTCATCCACTTTATCTGAATACTCATGGCCACCATTGTTTGCTTCGAATTTCGATAGGTGTGGTTTATGTATCGACATTTTGCCAATTACTCTTGGTCTTGTCACTGTCTTATCGCCTTTATCAAATATCCAATCAGGGATGTATACATCTTCACCAAACTGATAACCAAATGGTTGTGAATAGCTATCTCCACCGCCCCACGCAACGTCAGATGCGGAATATATACAATCTGGTTTAATCTGCGGAAGTATCCCATTGAAATACCGGAGTTCTTTTTCCGGAAACAGTAGTCCTTCACGCTCAATAGGCTGATTCATATAAAGCGCCAAGAATGATACTTCATCCATATCTTTCTCAATATTTTTGAAATACTCAGTATCAAAGCCTACGCCAAAATCATAATTGAAGTTGGATTCACCATTTTCATCCAGAGCTGGAATGCAAATAAATCTTGCTCGAGGATTATTTTCGTTGTCTCTTTCAAGCCGACCGATAGGATCATGTACAGACCATCGTGTTGCTATATGGAGTTCTTTACACTTCATTTTCTTACGTGACTTCAAATCATTAAAGTATTTCATCCACAGCCTGTCCATACGATCAATAGACAAAGCTTCCTCTATACCGGATACAAGGTCATCGACATAAAGTATTCCTTCACATCGTGTTGCTCCAGTCAAGGATCCATCTATAGCTCTACAAGTTAACGAAGGAAATCGCTTAACCTTATCCAAATCAAGTGTTTCATATTTTGCACTTTTATTGACCAATTGAACATCGGGAAACACATCGTGCCAAAGATACTCGGGGTCAGTGATTATAGACATAACACCATCATAAAAACCTCTGGTCAATCCGTCAGCATGACCAGATGCTAGATTACATTTTTCTGGATTCCTACCCATCAGCCATGATAAAAAGAAAATACCGGCAGTTGATTTACCGGTACCTGGTGGCATTGAAATCGTTAATATGTCTATCACATCATCGGCTAAGTCCTGAAGGTGCCGAATAAGCTTGTCCTTTAGAATCTTTCGCCGTGGTAAATAGAATCGTTTATCTGGGTCCCGATCAAATTCCACATAAAGTAAATACGCATCAAAATCTATCGGCGCATCAAATAAAAGAGAACGCTTATACAGTTGTATGAAACGTTCTCTCTCTGATATCGGTAAAAATGCATTTTTTGATTGCTTTACAGACACATCACGAACTACCTTATTAAGCCGGTGTGCATGCACCATGTCTTCAGGCTCATATATTCGTAGAAGTTCAAATAAATCATCCAGATTTTGGTATCTTTTGCAGTCACGTTGTTCAAGAAGGATGTTAATTAATTCAATCGTCTTCATTTAACCTCCATATAATACATGACTTTCATCACCATCATCTCACTTTCATTTTAAACCTCTCGCTTTATCTGCATCAAATGGATTTTTTCTTGTATATTTCTCTTTATTCGTATTGATATATAATAATATATAATATTCATTTTCTTTTAGGCTATCATTTAACCTTATGTATTCACATATATCATATAATTCATTTTCATAATTCATTAGAGCAATGTATGAATCACCTTTAGTTTCCATATAGAGTATCATTCCTGATATTATCAGAGGAGCCATTATGCTTTCCATTACCCTTATTATGACCTCATATTTCACAATAACCATGGCAATTTCTAATGCTACTAAAACAGAAAGGAAAATCGCTATATAGAAACGTTCTTTTCTATAGTTGGTAAAATATTCAATTTGATTAACTAAATAAATTATCTTTTTTCTATCTAATGTAATATCCCTTTCTTCTGATACGTGATACTTCGGCTGTTGATTTGCCGTTAAACAATTTAGAAATTCTTTAATCATTTTCATCCACCCTTTCTATAATAATATAGCATGAAAAGGGATATAAAAAAATAGTTAATGATTTGCCACACAGACAAGGCGATAGGTACTGTGCAGCTTTTTTGTATTTTGCAGTACATAGACATAAAGGATAAAAACAGAAAGGGAGGTATATTTACGCAAGTTGGAGGAGAAAAACCATGTACTGCCACATCACTCTATTATTTGAGTGAAACCGTGTATACGAATGAGCGTGGTATCGTTCTACGTATTTAAGCAAGCCTATCTGATGCTTGGCTACTTTAATCTCAAATACAACCGCTCAGAAGTGTTAAATGGTTTCCGATTCTGGGGTCGAACCAGAACTCATGGATTCAAAGTCCATTGCCTTTCCATTTGGCTAATCGGAAATATTGGCATACCTCCTCAGAATTGAACTGAGAGCAACGGTTTTGGAGACCGTTATGTTTCCTTTACACCAGAGGTATATAAAGGGAGGTTCTCTCCCTTTTTCCGTGTATGTGCAGATTTTAAGCCGGTGACTGTCTGCTATCGTCTTTGGCATCCGGTTTCAGTAAGCGATTCCCCTTATGCCGAGGTTATGAAATCTATCAAATTGAGCAAATAGAAAAGCACATGTACAACCGATTCCCATATAACGGGCGGCTTCTATGTGCTTTATAATTGGCTTTTCCTCCTGCCGTAGAGGGGATAGCGTTCAGCATACACTCCAGAGCAACGGTCTTCAGCCTGCCGCCACGGCCGCAGTAAGTCCCGTAAGATTCCTTACCGCTGTTCAGACAACGCAATGCGTTCTCAATCCTGTTTCCACGTTCGTGGATCAGATAAATTGTATCAGGCAGGGATTTGCACCTTGCATAATGCACCAGTCGAAATGCATCTCGCCATACTCTTCGTGTACTTTACCACGCAAGCTGTTGTTATACTATGCGTCTACCTATTCCGCCACTGATACAAATAATCCTATCAAGCTAATTTCCTTGAACCGCCAAGTCATCATCACTGATAGGTAGGCATCGTTATATATGCGGTTCCAAACTCGTAACGATACCCAATTAAAGGTTTCACAGCTTCCATAACTGTGAACTTGGTTATTATTGGCTTAATGGAAAGTATTTATTGCCAACAACATGACCTCCGAAAGATTTCCAGATACCAAGCTAAGCCATAAAAAAGACTGAATGGGACACTTCCATGAGAGGTGTTCAGTCTACTATCGGCGCTACGGCCGCTATGTTGGCACTAATGCAGCTCCCGCAAGTTGAAAGGTCTTCTGTGTACCTTACCGCCTCTTGTACACCAACACTTAACGCTTCGTCACTCACCGCATCACCGGTGAGCCAGTGTTCCCGCTTTATTTCTACATAAATTGTGATTGAATAGTATTTATTACTTTCTAAACCATTCATTCTCCTTAATCAAATTATTATTAGGATATTTGTTTAAATCTTTAACATTTTCAATACTTACAGAAATTATAGTATTTTTTGCAACAGGGAATACTATTTCTTCTTCCTCCTCGTACCGGCATAAAATTCTTATATCGTAATCTTGAGATGGTATAAATTTATATCTATAAGTAATAATATGATATAAGAATCCAAATACATCAAACGCATATTCATTTTTTGTGTTAGCTAATATATGCAGACAATTACCACAGTATGAAAGTGGTTTTGCTGTAACACCATTAATGGTTTTAGACCATGAAAAATAATTTTCTCTATGGTCAATATATCCGTTCTTCATTTTTTTTGCGATTTGTAACCTATGCATATCACCTCTATATATCACTTTTTCTAAAAAATCAATTTCTTCTTTTGTTTTTGTCTCTTTAATCTGGATTTCTTCAATTTTAGAGAATAATGGCTTCCATATTTTTTTATCCATACTGTTATGGTAACTTTTATAAGCGTGGCTTTTCCCTGAAGAATGACCAGCAAGCCAATTAAAAAGGTTTACATATATTTCACATAATTCATTTTGTTCAAATATCATAGAAATCCTCTCCTATCAGTATGCATAGTCGTGTATGCAATTTACCACCTTTTTCCTGCTGTTTTAAGTATACACCAAGTAGGTCTCAAATGGGAAGTTTTAAGGGCTAAAATAGAGAGAAAAGTATGCGCCTTTTTACAAAAAATTTGGTGGTGGGACTGAGAAGGGGGTATATGCGATCTGCCCTATAGGGAGGGGGTGGGGTCTTGCCATTGGATCAGCTGGATTGATCCATGAAGCAAGCTACCACAGAACCGGATGCAGCATGTTAACACGTAGCCTTTATAAGCTAACAAACCAAGGCATATAAGCTAACAAAAACAGCTATAAAGCCTTTATTTATCGTGTTTTGTGTTAAGGATGTATTAACATTTGGCTCTTTATAGCCATTTATCAGCCATCATCAGGCAGATTGTCAGCTTGCTCTGCTATCCGGTTGGCTATCTCGTTTTTGTCTGCTGTACTGCCCAGAACATTGTTGTGCGTTACTACGGTGTCCACCTGGTCTTTCATGTCCTGCCGGTTCTTGGATATGAACATGTATAAAACCTTGTCCATACGCCCCGCAATTGCTAGCTGTGTGTTGAACTCGTGAATACAAAGTTTTGCATTTTGTAATAGCTCCGCACGAACTGTTCCCGATTTTCCGTTGCACCAATCATAAAAACAAGTCTGACCAATACCTAAACATAGCCATAAACCTTCCATTGTTGGTATATAACCATCACGAATACATGTTTTAAAATACTCTACTATACGCAACTGACATTCATAATCTGTAGTAGCTTTAGATACTCCTAGACTACGTACTGAATTAGTTAATGTCTGTTGTACAAACAGCTTGAAGTCATCATCGTGCGGTGATTCTGCTAACATGTCGTTAAGAGTCTTCTTGCCTTGGTCTTCTTCTACAGCTTCCCATCTTGGCACTGGCTCCACGTTACCTTTCCCCTTAAGGAATCCTCTGGCTTTTTCCAGATCCACCGATCCATCCTCTGCCCTACAGCAGTTACGTTTATCAACCCAGTGGTATCTGGTCATCCAGCTCTTTACAGTGCCCTCAGTAGTGTTTAAGTCTTTGGCAATGTCCTTCAGTGCCCGACCTTTGCAATACTGGTAAAATCCTTTGTAATGTGGCTTCATGTTCTCACCTCACTTTTTTTCTTTTGTGTTATTTTCTTTTTTTAAATCTTTTAGTCTTTTAAAGATCTTTTAAAGCTTTTAAAAGACTACTAGCCTAGGTAGTAGCTATATACTCTACACATCACTGTTTTTAAAGCTATCTAAGAGCTGTTTAACCAGTGTAATGGTGTCTTTACGAGTGTAGTTATACAGCCTTGAAACAAGCTAGAAATCAACCAGAGAGTAATAAAAAAAGCAGCACTCACAAGAGCACTGCCTTTTATAACTTAGCCAAAGAATAACACAATTTTGAAGATTTGTCAACTTGATGAGTCAAGTGGAAAACTCAGTAAAATCAGGTGGAAAACCAAAAGAAAGCCGACCAGATCAGGCCGACTATTTGTAAGATTTTAAGACCCATTGCAGCATGCCAACGGCGATTGCTACAGGTGCCAAGATGCACCATCCCATTATTTTAAAAATTACTTTAATCATTTTTAACATCCCATCCCAAAATTGCTAATAACTCAATTTTTAATTTATCCCATGCCATATCGTAATGGTAGGATACGTAATCCATCATATCATTGATTTTATCAAATATAGATAAATCCCTAATATCACATGTTATTATTTCACCCCAGTTATCTTCTTTGCTTGCATCAACAACCGCAGGATAGCAGCAGTTTTCCCCACCTGTGTAAGTGAGATCATTACGGTTATATTCGTGGCAGAATATCCTATCACCTTGGCAGTAGTAATATGTATAACTGCCGATATACAGGCCGTCGTTATACCTATCACGCTCAAATAGTTTTACACCATTACTTTTTAAACTCTTGCATGTCATCACTTTATTATCCATTTATTATTCCTCTTTCTGCCCTGTTTCGGGGTCGTATGCGTGCACATTGCCATCAATAGACATATAAACCCATGCAGTACTATTACGCTCCTCGTAGGTCACAATAGCGTTGTTAATAATGCGCTCACGCTGTACATATAATCCAGCTGCAAAGCTGAGAACCGCCACAACGACGATTCCGGCAGCCAATAACATTTTATCTTTCATTTCCTCTGTTCCTCCGTCCCTGCCTCCCACAATAGGCGGCATACTCTGTAAAATACATAGATAAATATGATATTTTGTAAAGGCATGTTACACCTCCGCAAACGCTGCAATAGCAAGCGCCAGAACCTTTCCGGTATCATAATTTTTAACAGCATTGCCAATACTCTCCGCGTTGTAGCCAACATCCTTAAGTCCTGCCAGATCCCCACAAACACCATGATTTATTATCGCAAAATATCCGCCGTTTACATGCTCACCAAATACGATTAGATAATTAAATCCGTTGTAATCAATGGATATTTCTTTCGCTGAGGCATCGTAAACGCCTAATATGTTAGATTTCTTCATATTCTTTTCCTCATTCCCAAAATGGGTCATAAGCGAGCGGAATAATATACCATGTATCAAATGGTGGTATATTAGAGTTTACTGTGTTGATTAACAGCCTGCTCAAGGGGATATTAGAATCAGTGCAAAAGTCCCTTATAACTTGTTTACTTGCATCACTTAATCGTACATATAGATCAAATCTGTGATGACTAATATCCTCTGGTTTAATAACCTCGACAATCCGTTGATATAAAGTTTTCATGCTGTTGCCTCCTTTTTTCTCTGTGCTTTAATTGATTTCTCGCAATTCTTCCATTTGCTCTTCGGTAAAAATTCGCTCAAGCTGTTTATATTCCTTGATTACCGTAATATAAATTCTGTCGGCTGTTTTGCTATCTTCGTCATATCCAAATTCACAGCAAAATTCTTCAAAATTTCCAGGGTCATGTTTAGTTAAACAAACTAAAATGTCATACTCTGTAGGTTTTGCGGCGGCTTTCTTTTCTTTTAACTCTTTTCTTGCTTTTGCTTTATCAGTAGATGCCAAGTAGTCATATTGACATTTAAAACGCTTCTTTGCATATTCGGAATGTGTCATTTTAGAAATTTCTGTATTATGGATAGAATCCCAAAATACAAACGACATCGAACCACGAGGAGAAGAAAGAACTATATTATAAAAATTTCTGTATTCCTTCTCTTTCCAGTTTGGGTTGGTGGTACATCCGCCAAATTCAATATTACAAGTAGCCTTTGCTTTCTTTAAAAAATCTAAAGCCTGCTGTGTGTATTCATCCATTTTCATTTTCCTCCTGCTTTCGCTTTTGTCATTGTCTTCCTGCCGCACTAGGCTTAACACCTGTTTATACTCATCTAGTCGAGCAAACATCAATTTCAAACTTTTCTAGTGTTTTAAGTGTTATCGCTTCACTTTCTCTTAATTATCTTAATACCAATTCTATGTATTTTAGTAATGAACATCCATCTAATAATACTTCATTACCGTCATTATTTACTTTTGTATAAAACCCTAAATATCTTCCTGTTGTAACATCAATATCAACAATATTGAAATAATGTTGCATAGGAATTGAAGTTAATTCTAATTTTTTATAAATTTTATATTCATTTGCTTTTTTCATTTTGTTTTCCTCCTTGCCAACCTTAGCAATATGGTTTAAAATAGACCCAGAAGGCGGCTGTCGTGGGTTAGCCTTCTTTTTTTATTGTCTGGATCAATCTAGCTATAGCATTGATCAGCAGCCGCAGCTCTTTAATAAGCTGTGTCATGGCACCACCTCCTTGTATAATGTCCGCACGTCCCGGGATTTTGTAACGGCTTTATACTAAGGATTTCCTGCCACCTTCTGGATGATGCAAGACAGGTTAATGATTCGTGGTCATTGATTTGGTATCTCCTGCCTTGCACCTACATTATGCTATCCAGTCAACAACTTTTCACGGAATTTCGAATTTTTGGAAGGACGAAAAACGCCTTAAATAAAGGGTTTTCGTAAAATATGTGTGTACCCCCTATGCGCTAGGGAAAAGGGGGTGTAATAGGTAAAAACTGTTCCGGCCTGCCACGCAACAGCGAAAATTTCATAAAAATTTGTACAAGAAAGCAGACCAGTCACCTAGCCTACTTTCTTCATTAAATACGATATATCTATTTATTATCCTCTAAAGATTTAATTACAGCATAGATTACTATAATGGTAAGACTTACTGTAATAGTAATACCAAGAAGATAAAGCGAATTTATGAATATTTCATGCAACATCATTATTCCACCTCCAGCATATGTCTAATCGCTGTATTGATACGATCATGATACGCCTGAGTGCTTATTCTGGCCTTATCCGCAAGCTTATACACGCTGATACAACGGCGGTATACGTTCAGCAGGGTTTCTTTCTGGTCTTTGGGCAGCCGGTCAAGACGGTAGTTTATTTTATGTGTTTTATCCAGTCCTTTAAACTTTTGCATCCAGCGTTTGGCCTCGATATCATGAGTAGCGATTTCTATGCTCAACTGCTCAAGATATGACCCTTTTGGGAAGCTCACCGAGCACCCGTTACCGTAGCTATCATAAGGCATTCCAGATACTTTGCATTCCTGTTCAAGCAGCATCTGTAGTTCAAGAGCACTATGCAATTCTTTCTGTTGCTGATCCTGTGCAAAATAATAGCACTCTAAGATTTTTTTCATGTAGCCGATTTCTTCCATTGTTATCTCTTTCATTCATTTTCCTCCTATGCTATAATTAGCAATAGGTTTATACATTGTTTTTGACTGCTTTTGCGAGGGGCAGTCTTTTTTTATTACTCCTGTGATGGAGCTTTTAATGCCTTGCCGCACTGAGAACAGTATTTTGGAAATGGTTTATTGAGCATACCATGATAATTCACTTCTCTAATTCCATTCCCACATGAAGGACATACATACATTTCAAGCATGATAGTCTTAAATTCATGCGGTCTATCGCCGTTATTCATAAACATATTTACTGGCTTTTTTTCTATCTTACATTCATCTGCAATTCTGTAATTCACATCAGTTATCGCCTTATAAATTGCTTTTTGCTTGCTCAATGGAAGGCTAAATCCATGCTTTATCTCAAGCAGTTTATGAATCACTGCCTTGCGTGACATTGTATTACTACTCATCACTTTTACCTTCGTATTCTGGATTCCAATACGCTGAGTTTTCTGCCAAAGCCATGTCAATAAGGTAGAAATCATTCTCATCATTCATCATAATGTCGATACTCCATTTACCTTCAAGCCATGCACGAGGCATATGCTCGATAACTAATTTTTCTACTTCGTCTACATGCTGTTTAAAGTATTTATTTAACTGTGCTTCAGCATTTGCAAATACAGCCTTATCTTCTGCGCTTAAATGTTCTTTACAGTATTGATAATCCCAGTAATTCACTGTATACAACAACTGGTGCTTATCAAAATCATAGAAAACTCTAAACTCTGGGCGAAGAACCATACCATTATATATTTCTCCAAAGTTTAATTTCGGATTAATATACTCTCTCAACACAACTTCATTAAATCCTTCTGCTCCAACGAGAAGTCCTGTATAATTTATATTTTCTAATTTCTTTGACACATCCTTCAAAGGTACAAAATCAATAATATGGCAGTCAGAAAATGTAAATTTATTTGAAAACACAGCATTTTTAATAAAGATTTCATCACTCTTTCTGTTTTTAATATGAAAGAAATCATCAAGCAATGGAATCAATATTTTTCGGCAGAATTCTTCTCTCTTTGCATTCATATCTTTGTCTTCACCATAGAAATATCCAATATATTTACTTACATCGTCATATGTAAACTGATAATAAACACTTGCTGGCATTTTTAAACCGCAATCCTTAATTCTTTCATACCAATAACTAAAATTGTTTGGATTACATACCATTCTGAGCCATGTATCATATGCCATAACATTATCTGGAGGGAATTTAATTTCAGGCAATTTAATCATACTCTCACCACCTTATACTCATCCGGCGCAATAGATATCTGCTGCCTTTTTACCTCAATCACATGCCGGTAATTATCGTTCGGCCTATACTTCCCTGCTATTGTTTCGACAACTTCATATACCCTACCTTTAATCGGTCGCAAGTTCTCCGATATATCGGTTAAATTCTTGGCTATTCTAATTAACATCCTACCTTATCTTTCCTCTCTTTCGCTGCTTTTCCATCCCTTTTGATCAAGGTATCAAGCTGCTTTTGCATGTCCATCATGATTCCTGTATTAATCTCTTTCTGTTGCTGCATGCCTGCCAGAAGAGCGTAATATATCATCTGCTCCACATAATCCATAAGTTGATTTTTACAGACCGTGCCAACCTTAAATGACAGTAGATCATCCAACTTCTTTTCAATTCCATACACCGCCGATATATAATGCTCAACACTTTTTGGCACTTCCAGATTTAATTCTCTTGCTGCTCCTTTTTCAATTTCACACACTAATTATCACCTTGTTTTGATTCATATGGTTCAGGAAGTGGCATCCAAGCGTTGACTTCTCCACTATCTACCCACAACATAAATCCATTGCCACTGATATAATCAACACTTGCTATAAATCCATCATCAAATGAACATAAGTACAATCCATCTTCTTCAGGCAGTCTTTCTTCAACCGGTATCCATCGGCTCTGTTGCTGTAACTGCTCGGCTAAGGCCATCACATTGCAAAATGATTCGTCACTTACGCTCCAATTGTGGTAAAGCATATGGATATAGCTTATAAGCTCATCCTTTTTAAGTGACTTTAGAGTGCTGTCACTATGCAATTTAAAGTGTTTAAATCCGTCAGTATTCATCACTGCACCTCCCTCATGCAAATCTTCAAATTTTAGAGGTGGGTTGTCAAAATGTTCTTCGATCAACTTCTGCAGATCAGAATACTGCTTTTCGTCACAATAATCTCCATCCATTTTCACACTTGCTAACGCATATAAATATTCATCTTTAGTCATTGCATATCCCTCCTAAAATGGTAGATCATCACTGGCAATATCCAGTGTATCGCTGCTTGTAAAGTCATTGGAGTAGGACTGGGAGCTGCTGTTGTCACTCTGATAGCCCTGATTGCTTGCATCTGGTACATAGGCATTCGCATTGCTTGCAGCAGCACTTTTGCTTTCCAGAAACTGTACGCTGTCTGCGACCACTTCTGTTACATAAACGCGTTTCCCACTCTGATCATCATAGCTGCGTGTCTGGATTCTTCCTTCCACGCCGACCAGTGAGCCTTTATGTGTATACTGATGTACAATGTCTGCTGTTTTATTCCAGGCAACCGTGTTGATAAAATCAGCATCTGGCTGTCCTTCCTGCTTGAAACGGCGGGTACATGCTACAGTAAAAGAAACAACCGATGCACCGTTTGCAGTCTTACGCAGTACTGGGTCTTTTACAAGCCTGCCAGCTAATACCACTCTGTTGATCATATTTCAGCCTCCAGTCCCTAACAGAAGTTGTTTGTTCTGGTACAGCTCATATGCTGTATCCCCGTTTTTATTTACAAAGTAAGGCAGCATGATTTGATCTATTGTAACCATTTCTGTTTCCAAAATTGCAAGTTGTGCGTCTAACCAATCTTTTATATTACGCCATGCCACATTTTCTGCTTTTTGATAATCGGCTTTGATTTTTTGTCGGCGAAGTACCTCCAGCATCTTATCTGTGTTTCCTGGTAACTTAACGCCCTGTATCCCCTGTGATGTTACAATCGTAAAACAGACACAGGAAATGTGACCATCATCCGAATAATCAAACATAATTTGCCTTGCTCCATGCTTTGCAAGAATAGCCTGTATATCTGCTACTGTTTGTGCAGCTGTTTTGGTCGTAGTGTAATTCTTGATTGTCATTCTTCTTCACTCTCTTTCATTGCTTCCGCTTTGCTGATGACATTAAATCTATATACGAATACGTATGGATTTGCGTGCCAACCATATTTATCAAGTTCAGATTTTTTGATTGTTGAATTCCACAGTTCACCAAATCCTTGAATAAATGTTTCTCCAACTCCCGAAATATTAGGTGTTGACATCTTCTCTATACCTTCTTGCATCGCTTGTTCTTCTGTTATATCTTGCAATCTCTCAATCCGTACATCAGTAATTCGCAAAAATAACCGTGCTGCTTCTTTTGGCATATGAATAGATGGTTTCCATTTGAATGATATGCCTAAATTTTTAAGCTTCAACCATTCATTATCAGCTTTATAAAACACATCATTTCTATGTGTTACAAATGTTTCTCTCACATACAGAATATCTCCAATCAGATATGGCAGTTTAAAATATTTTCTGTTTCCATTTACATCAAAAGCTACCGTACCATATGACTTAGCATTGCCACTATCAGTTAACCATCCAATACACTTAACATCTTGTGGCAATCCTTTGATAATACGTCTTGTTACTGTCTTCCTGCCTTCTAAAATGGCCTGCACCATTTCTGTGTTAAATAATATCGGTTTCATTACCTGTCTCCTTCATGAATACAAACCAATAAGTCTTATTCCCTCTACCTCTGTCGCCAAATATTGGCATAGTATCTAATGCATCAAATAATTCTTTTTGCTTTATATCCGTTTCATTCCATTTGAATACTAATGTTCCGTATGGTTTAAGTACCCGCATACATTCATCGAATCCCTGTTTCAAGTATGGTCTCCATTCTTCTGGAAGCTTTCCATATTTTTTCGCCATCCAAGATTTCTCGCCAATTTTGACAAGATGTGGTGGATCAAACACAACCATGTCATAGGTGTTATCCAGTACAGGAAGGTGTCTGAAATCCCATTGAGTATCCGGCTCTATTTTTAGCATTCTTCCATCACAAAGCGGTTCCTCTAACTTTCTAAGGTCATTGAAATGCACAAGAGGATTATTTTTGTTAAAATAAAACATTTTACTTCCGCAGCAAACATCTAATATTCTTTTCACACTTTTCACTCCCTTATGACTCATAAAATTTACATGCTGTATCACTCGGCCGGATATCTGTGGATTTACTTCCATTGTTTCCGATTTTGCGACACTTATGGAATCTCCTATTACATCTCTCATATGAGTAATGATATTTGCAATCATCACATCTGTGCATACCATCATATCCCGCTACATCACGGAATGCTTGCTTTATAGTCTTTTTGCCTCTTTTTTCATATTTCATTGTTGAAAGATCAACAGCTCTTCCAAATAAGCTTTCCTGTTTCAAAAGTACACCTACTTTCTATATTCTCACAAATATTCCTGAATCATCGGAAGCTGCTTAAATATTGCTTCCATAACAGGTACACAGATGCTATTTCCGGCCAGCGCTGAAATCTGAATATCTGTTAGTCCATTTTCAGCCATCCTCCAGTAATCTGCATCATCGAATCCCATCAGACGCCAATGCTCTAATGCAGTCAACATCCGTAATTTTCCGTGATAGTAAATGGCAATTCTTGGATGGGTAGTCAATGTAGGACACACTTTCCGGCCTACTCTCCCTCTCCTTGTCTTACTATTCGGAAATTCAACATTAACTGTGTCAAATTCCTCCACAATCTTATATCCAAGCTTCGTAGCTTCCCTGACACAGAGCTTTCCTTCTTTCCAGAAGAACAATGTTTTCTCATTTTCTGATAATGCATTTTTTTCAAAGCTTGTACCATAATCCAGATAATACCGGATATCTTGCTCCAATGCCTGTGGTTCCGGAAATTGATATTTAGCATCAAGCATGCTTACTGTATAAAGCCTGTCCCTAGCCTGAGCAGAACCATATCCAGAAGCTTTAAGAATGGCATATGAGGTAGTGTAACCGAAGGAAGACATCGTGTCACAATAATGGTCAAAATGTTCAATGTGTCGGTGTGATATAAGATTCGGTACATTTTCCCAGATTACCACTTTTGGTTTTCTTAACAATTCCTTTTCGATGATTTCAAGAGTTCTTTCATATAGGATCGAACGCCCTGTATTTATGTTATTCAAGCCGTTTTTACTGAAATCCTGACAAGGTGATCCATGAATAAGAATATCGACATCCATGTTCCACACTCTGATATCTTGTGGCTTGTATCCATTGTCAAAAATACAGTTATATGCCTGTACCGCATATGGCAGTATCTCAACATAATCAATGGATTTGATATCCACACCAAGGTTTTCAAGCGCCTTTCGTGGAGCACCAACACCACCAAACAATTCAAGTATCTTGATCATTTCATTATCTCCAAAATATAAGTTGGATCATTTTCAGTTCCGGCTAAGACAAATCTGCACTTCAGTCCTTGCTTTGCTAGATAGTTAAGAATTCTCTTTTTCCCATATCGTGATATGTACTTGCGTTCAATCACAGTCCTACCTTTTGATTTCAATGTTGTTGCAACATAAGGTGGTAATACAACCTTCTCATATTTTCTTGGTTCTTCAGTTTCAGCTTCAAAATCTACTCCCATCATTTCACCTGCAACCTTCCAGAATTCCTTCTGCTTGATTGTCCCTGTGTATACTCTTAAATAATTATTTATGCTTGTCGGAGTCATTCCCATCCGTTCTGCCAGTTCGCTTCGGAACGATTTATGCTCCTGCTCCCATTTTCTTAGCAATTCTGCTCTTTTAGCTATCCGCATATCCCTCACTCCCTTCTGATTCGTTATCAGCGCCTCATATGCCTGTTTCTTGGCGTGCAACAGGCAAAGGTGAGTACCAATGAGGGTAAACACCTTTCACCTCGCTATAACACCGCTACACGTTCAAATCACTTATCTTTGCTTAATGCAAATTCAATCAATGCCTCTTTTATCTCTTGTGGTGGAATCTTTTTTATAAGTTCGATATCGAAATCCCCTGATTTCATCATTTCATAAACTTTCCACATCTACATCACCTCAAATCTCTGAATCGCTTTATAGAACATGATTTTTAATTTTCCAAGCCTGCCACTACGGTTTTTAGCAACTATCAAATCATACTCTGGTGTCTGATCGTTGATATCGTTTGAAGGATTATGAAGAAAGAGAACTGAATGTCCAGATTGTTCTAGTTCACCGCTATCCTTTAGATTTGTTAAGGTAGGTGCTTCTGTTCCTTCTCTGTTAATCTGGGCGAGAAGAAATATCGTACAGTTAAAGTCCTTTGACATAATCTGTAATTCTCGTGTTACTTCACCTACACGTTCCCTGTCATTCTGACGTTTTCTCGTTGACACATAACCAACGTAATCTATAAACACGATACAATGACCATCTTTGCACTCTCTTGAAATTATTTTCCTTATACCATCAATACTTTTAGAACCATTGTATACCTTGATTTTCTTGCTACGGACAATGTTAATAGCCTGAACGATTTTATTGCTCAACGTTTTGTTTTGTCTTGCTTTCGTAAACTCATTGATAGGCACACCACTGTTAATGCTGACTAATCTCTGATATAACTCCTTTTCCGTCATTTCCATGTTCATGTATAAACACTTATAATTCCGTGATAGATCGTCAATCAAATTCAATGCAAAAGCAGATTTACCTACGGACGTTCTGGCAGCAATGATATTCATTGTATTTTCGATGAAACCGATTTTTTCTTGTAGACTTGCGAATCTTGCAAACTTGATTTTTGCATTATCTGTAGTGACCAACTCATACATATCCAATGCACTTATCATCGTTGCATTAGATTCCTGCGCAAAGGTAACACCAACTTTAGATATCTCGCTTATCATTTCATCGTATGTAATTTCTTCATTATCACACTTAGCCAAAATCTCATGTGCTTTACGCCGCTTGAATACTTCCTGTAATTCGTCAATATAAGCATAGAAATTCTTTGAACTGATGTATTGATCCTGAAGTGCCAATAAATAATCCAGTAATTTATATATGTCTTCATTTCTCTTCACAATCTCAATAAAATCAATAATTCCTTTATCCCTGTAAATATCCTTTAAACTCTGATATATTCTTCGATGTCTGATATCTGTGAATATCTCTGGGTCTAGTTCTGACTCCTTCAACATTTCGTCATTTACTATGAGAATAGAGAGTACCTGTTGTTCTAAGAGATAGCTTTTATCAGAATCATAAGAATTCATATTCCGGTTGAGCCTTCTTCTTTACCTGATTATCATTTCCACATTGGATAGTATAATCATCCTCCCAGCATCTTTGATTGAACCAAGTAGAACCATTCTTTACGAAACGCATTTCCGTATTCATTGCCTTGATATATTTGCAATATGCAATAAGGCCTTTTTTCACTTCTTCAAACTTAGCAGGGTTCTTCTTTTTCTTGCACTCTCTTTCGTAAGCTTTAAATGCATTAGTCTTACCTTTTTTGTTAGGATAAAGCTTCCACAATTCTTCAAATTCATCACGAATTCGCACATTGTATTTATATATATCTATCTCTAACTCTATCTCTGGTGTAGGTTTGTCCGGACATTTGTCCGTTTCTTCTTTTCCTGTTAAATCAAATTGAATTTCTTTTATATTTCTTTTATTATAAGTACTTGATTTATAAGTATTTAATTGTTGGTGGTTTTCAAGGGGCAGAAAACCTATGCCTTGATTATGTGCTTCTTGATATATGGTGTCTTGACACGCTACATTTTCACCTTGTGGAAATTCGTAGATATTGTACTCATATTCAATGATTCTACTATCTGTTTGATTAGGATATAACTTACGTATAACCACATAGCCCGTTTCTCTTAATTCTTTCAAAGCATTTTCAACAGCTGTTCTTCCTTCTCTGGATATTGCCACCAGTCCGTTGATTGAATAATCCCAATCATCAGGTAACCCTAACATCATGCTAAGCAAACCTTTTGCTTTTAATGATAAATCCTTATTTCGTAGATGATGGTTAGGCATGACAGTATAGTCTTTATTCAGATGCCTTTTATATGAAGCCATACCTTATGCCTCTTTTAACAAATCCGGAATATACCACGGTTCTTCGTCTTCCCATTGACACCATGTAAAGGATTCTCTGGAAAAGAGCGGGAAATTGGCAAAATCACTAATTTCATAACAGTATCTACTTACCCAACCTAGTCCGTTCTTTATTGGCTCTCTATCATGTGCATACAAGTCTCCACCTTTATCTCTAGCAATCCAACCATTTCTATATGCAGGCTTTAAAGCTTTTAGAAATTCTTTTTCAAATGGAGCTAATTTCGGCAATTCTTTTCTTTTCCAGATAGAGATTAGACCATCTCCATTTAATGTGCACTTTTCCAAATCTGGTATAAACACTTCGATTATGTCGCGTTCTGTGAACTCACAATCTGTCATATCATCATTGTATTCTTTGAATTCAAAATATCCACATTTGTCAATAAATATGCCATCACTTGAACTTATAGATACGTGGTCTCTCATAACAAGAGACATGTCACCATTCCTTGACTTAGCCCACATACCCGTTTTTAAATCACTCAGTTTCATTTTCTTCATCCCCTTCTTTCACTGCCCCCTTACCCCCATGTTTTTTTGCTTTCAAACTTACTTTTCCGAGAAAATCAATATATAGAAACTGATATAACTTCTCAAAACGCTCTGTGTACGTTGCAATGGTATCTCCCTGCTCGATTGGCATTCTCCGGAGGATTGCGTATAGGCAAGTCAAAATGTCGCTGTAATAGCTCTTATTACGCCACTGTAAAGTGTTCGTTTTTTCTGATATATAAGCTTCCTGTAAAATAAAGCTGTCGTTATCACCATTCAAAATGCGTAGTTTGTCATTAATTTGTAAAGTGATAACTTCATTGCTTTCATCGTTCATGTAGTACCTCCTCAATCGTGATTTCTACCCTTGGGATATCACTGTAATACTTATTTACTTCAAGATGCACGACCTGGCTATCATCGGCATAGGCAACCTTGTTCAGTGCATCACATATGGCTTTAGCAAGATTATCTGCATCAGGGCGCTTTGTGTGATTTATCAATCCAGTGTTCATCAACTCTCTTTTCTTTTTACTGGTTGATTTTGGGATAGAGAAGAAAGCATCAATTCTCATTGACACTTCCCCCTCTAAAGGATTATTCAATCCACGGCACGCTTCAGCATATGAGAGCTTCACTAAATTATCATAATTAGTTGTCTTGGCCGGAGTATATGATCTTACAAAATTTCCCTGTCTGCTGAACTTAGGTCTTCCTTTTGCTACTGGTTCACCATAGACGGTAAATTGCATTATCCGACTACCACCACTGTGCCATTTGCAATCTCTTCAGCAAGAGCTTCACGCAGATAATCCGATGTGTTTCGCTGTGCTTCTAATTTCCACATTCCTCCATCAGCTTCATAAAGTGCCATTTTACCGCCGTCTCGAACACGTAACAGGAATCTACTTTCTGGCTGAGTTAATTCGGTAAAAGTACGGTATGGAGCAAGTCTCACAATTGGGTTAATCTGGAATTCTTCCGGTTTTTTGATGGTGGTGCCGCTCACCTGAGATACTTTCAGTCCAAATCCATCATCCTCCATTGAAACCTTCGATTCATCGGTAATGGATGATACAATAGCGACCAACTTATTCAAATTGTCAGTTTCAACAAAGCAAGTTTTCAACTGGATTACAAATGATTCCATGTCCATCCAATGATCAAATGATATACGAGGCAATAAAGGTGTTGTTTCGATCAAAACATTACGTTCCAGACGTTCATTGAGTCCGCTATATACATCAATTTCTTTATATCCAACATTGACAACATACGGAAGCACAAACTTACAACCACTGATACAATCTTTAATATAGTCTACTGTGGAATCCAAACTATTGAGTCTCATTTTAGATGCCATGTCTGTAGGTATGCGGTGTGCATCTCCTTTTACATAAGTTTCACCATTAATATCTTTTACGATGATTTCCTGTGAATCGGTAGCTAATCTAGTTACATACTGCAATGCTTCTTTTAACATAATGCTTCTCCTCCTGCCCTATTGGCTTCTTCCTTTGTGATGATTTTTTCTGCTTCCATGCCGATTACAAATACTTCCGGTTCGATGATGTCACCTTCAAAATTGATCTGCCCTGGTGCCTGCCCTGTCATTTCCTTTAAAACATTAACCACTTCACCAGTTTCTTTATTCTGCTCCATGACATTGAATAACGTTGTTTCGATTGGGTTTGCCGGCACAAGTTTTACCGATGCCTGAACCGCCATTTTGATTTCCTTTCGCTCATTCTGCGGAGCGAATTCCAACTTTATCGTGATAGCTCTTTTTTTTCTTTCGTCAGTATTCATATCATTGATATTTGCCAACACCTGTTCTAATGCATAATCAGCCTTCTCCATGATTTTTCCATGACATGCTTCGATAATTGATTTCTTTGTCTGTTTCATTTTGTTCCCTCTCTTTCCTTACTCCTGCGGCATTTCAAATACATTATTTGGACATAAATATGTTCCATCTTCCATAGCCGGCGTGCCAAGAAATCCTTTAATTTCGCACATAACTTCCTTAGCCCGCTCAGGTGACGCATAATCACCAAGTACAACTTTGCTGTCATCTTCCCATGTTTCATCATATCCAAGTATTTCTGCATGGCACTGCTGAAACCTTTTTGAAAATTCCTAAGTATTCTTTATCCTGAGATTCTATCCACAAGTTCATACAATACCTCCATTCTTTTTACACACATAAGTGTTGATTCCAGTTGCTTCAAAAATAGTCTCCTTGAATTTATTTTCATTGGCATGTCTATCCGACAAGTGCATCAGGAAGATTGCCTTACATTGAGATAAATTCAGCTTTTTTAAATGGTCACGACAATGTGCTAATGACATATGGCTATCGAACAAGCGTTCATATCTGGCTATATTCTGATAATCATTTTTCTGTTTCGCATCTTCATATGCAAAATGCATTTGCTGGCCATCATAATTCGCTTCGATGCAAACATAATCAAATTTATAATCAGACAAATCAGCTTTGAAGAATTTGCAATCATTAACGAATAGCAATGTTTCCTTGTCTGTACAAATCACGAAACCAAGACTATTGGGAGCATCATGTTCTACGTTGAGCGGTATGATTAGCGTATCCTTCGCTAGATAACGCATTTCATTGTGTACGAGCCTATTCTTTGGATTTCCACCACATTTACTAAGCACATCTTCATTTGCATAAAATGGTATTCTGTGGCTTACAAAATCCTTTGCAGCACAACAATGATCACCGTGTCCATGTGTTACGACTGCTGCATCAATCTCAGACATTTTGATTCCTTGATTAAGTCCCTTATACATGATTTCTTTAAAAGGGATACCTACTTCCAGCATCAATTTCACTGGAGGTAGGTTTACTCTTTCTATTTCAACATAGTAGCAATTTCCAGCGCTACTACTTGCTAAACAAATAAATTTCATCAGAACGGACATTCCTCATCATCTTTAAGCTCAGAATCAGAAGATTCAGGCTGTGGTGCGGCTTTTTCCTTGATAACTTCTTTTGGTGTTTCGATATGTTCAGTACCGGATTGTTCAATGATTTCTGCTTCTACGGCTTCTTCTTTATTGATCCGTGGGTCTTCCTTTTCTTCATACTGCTCATAGTCATCAAAGGTCTTCTTAAAAGCATCATATACGTATGCAGAACCTAAATCTTTAGTTATAGGCTTTGTCACGTTATTTCTCATTTTACGAATAATCATTGATTCACGTGAATGAGGGCTTCGCCATGATGGGGAAAGGTAAGGTTGAACTGATGGATCTTCTAAAATTTCTTCAAGTGTTTTATCTTTCACGCCATCAATAATCGCTTTACGTTTTTCATTCTGCTCTGCTTTTGCATCTTTTAATGCATCTCCACTTTTGTTAAATGTTTGTATACCAAAATATTCTCCCATCAAATTTTGGTTGATATGAGCGAGTAGGTTGTTCTTAACGCTCTCTCTTTCAGAAATATGATACTGTACTGTCCCGTCATTGTATTTGATAGGATATACAACCCTTACAACCTTACTGTGATAATCTTTAGGTGTCCATGTAGGAGGAATTACTTCCAATCCTTTGAATGATGGAAATGTAAAATCATCATTCTCACGCACTAACCAGTATGGGTATACTCTTTCAACATTTTTTCCGTATTCTGCCAACATACGATCATTACCATCACCTTCAACACCAAATTCAAGATAAGGTCTTTTCCCCTTTTTATTAGCATTTCTAACAATGATATAGCATTCTGCCGGAATAGCTAGTGCGTTTAATTTAAACATTGCGGCACGTTCGATAAATGTACTTATGTCATCCTTTACATCATTGATGTTGACTTCATTGTCCTGACAAAGATCGTAGATTCTTTTAAAAGCGTTTTTAGCACAAGCCATCTGATAATCGTTTAAATTTAATCCTAAATTTCTTAATGAATCAGATACTCCACTTACAAATGATGCCATTAACTTTTGATCAGCTGTGTTAAAAGACTTTACTACTTCATTTCCCATGATAATTTCTCCTTCTACGCTTTAAGCAGCGTTACATCCGTATAATTGATATCGTCCACTTTTGTCATGATGAGCTGTGATTTAGTATTCAATCTTGTGTTTAAAGACTGTGTATCCAATTCACTACCTGCATCAAAGATAATTGGCAAATCCGGTATATCCATCTTTTTCTTCACACATTCAATCAGATAGATGCCGGTAATGATTTTTTCTGATTCAGAACCCTTTTTAAATGGTGTATCTTTACCAAATACTGACGGGTAACATACCTCATCCCACGAACCCTCTTTGATATTGCTTTTCACAAGAGTGAACTTGACCTCTTTACCGAACACCTTCTCAACGTTGCTCTGAAGCATAGAAAGCTTTGTCTGAGTGAATTTCTCAACAAGCATCAGTTTGCTTTCATATTCGCACTGTTTTGTTGCAATATCATCCAGTTCTTTATTCAGCAAATTAACTCGTTCATGAGCCTGCAAATACAGGTTATGTTTATTGATTGTTTCTTCATAAGGCACCTTTGATACCTTTAATTCTGCAATCTTAGTATCAATTTCTTCTGTAGTGTTTACAGTCTCCTCTTTGCGAATAGCACACTGTATTTCGTTCTGTTTCATGCGAAGACCATATGTCTTCTCCGATGTATATTCGTTTACCATGGCCTTTTCCAGAGATTCAATGGTTACTTTCTTCTGTGCCATATCAGCTTCTATGCTTTTGATTTCTGCAAGGATAAAATCAGGGTTTTGACGTTCTTTTTTCTGTAAGTTGGCTAATTCAAACTCAAGATTCTGGATCTCAAGTTCTAATTTTTTACCTTCTGATGCAATACTATCCAGAGTGACTTTCTTTTTTTTCTCAAACTCTGATTTAAGTTTTTCGTTCTGTGCCTTTACAGTATCAATGTATTCAGCATTCAGAACTTCTCCGCAACGAGGGCATGTATTCTCATCAGGAAGAACCATACCACCATCAAACTGGCTTTTTTTAGCCACTAAGTATTCATCCCGCTTATTTCCCTTTGCTTTTTTCTTGATATCTATTTCATTTTTTACCCGCTCAATGTCAGCATCAAGTTTTACATTCTCGTTTTGCATATTTGTAAATACATTGCGCTTCTCAGCAAGTGTTTTCCTCACGGAAGACACTTCTTCTTCATACCCTCTAATTTTTGCTTTGGTATCTGCATTTACTTCATCCAGATGTTTACGGTCACATTCGATAGATTCTGCCAGTTCCAAATTCACCTGTGCTTGACTGTTTCGCAAATCAATAAGTTTCTGATTTACTGACCCTGCTTTCTGTGCAGTGTATTGTGCAATCGTCTTGTCGGTATCAACCAATATTTTTTTTGCTGTAGCCAATACACCAGCATCGACGTCTGCAATATCAGAAAAGCCTTTCAGCATAGCTTTCTTTTCATTCGTTTCATCTTTTGCACCTTTGATTCTGCTTTTCAGGTGCTTAGTAGCTTTTGCTGTATCATGACCGTATCCAGTTAATAAAGGACGAATATTATTTAACAGCTCTTCGGCAGCATATACATCGTCATTACTGACATCGCCAACTAACTCAATCACAAAACTGCGAAGTATAGCCCAATCGCAAGTTTCAGCCATATAATACGGATCAATTATGGCTCCAACTAAACCGAATTTACTCGTTTCCAACTTTATATTTGATAATCCTATATGCTGGAACAACTCTGACAGTGCATCTTTAGCACTACTCTTATCACCCTTAACGTAATATTGAGTGACATGGCCTTCCATTACTGTTTCCTTAGTACCACGCTTCGTAGTCCATTTTTCACTATAGGCTTTTTTATATGTCCAACCATCTTCAAACACAAGCTCAACAGATACTTCCTTCTTGGTATCATCCAGTGGTTTCAGTGACATATCATCATTGCTGCCATCAAGCATATAACCTGTTAGCGCCCAATAAATAGCAAGAATCGTATTAGTCTTGCCTTTATAATTCGGCCCGATGAAGATATTCCTATCCCCTAAGTCGTAGTCCGCATGAGCGATATTGCGGAAGTTATCAATTATAACCTTTAATATTTTCATTAGAAAATCTCCTCCGTACTTTTCCTGTCCCTTTCCTCGTGTGTCATAAATTCTTCTTCTGCTTCAGCATCTTTCTCCAGCTGGAAGTCGATGTTATCCAGAACTTCGTTGGTCTCAGTTTTTTGCATGTTCAATACCTTCTTTAACTGCCTTATTAATTAAAAACTCTGGAATCCCTGACTCAATGAGTACCGCGATAGCAGTGGATAAACCTGTTAAAAGAATTTCATCGATGTTCAACTCTGATTCATTTTCTTCTCCTTCCTCGCCAAACACCTCTGAAAACTCAACAATCTGAGTGTGACCAACGTGTTCTTTTGTTCCATAAGCAAGCCAACAATCAATACTTTTTCCGAAATGCGATTCAGCCATGACTCTTGAGAAAAAATCTAAATCATCTTTTTTCACGACTCCTAAGTATGTATTTTCGCCATATTCAAAATACTCTGCCCTATCTAAACCAAAATATATGCCATTTTCTTTACTCATCTTTACAACTGCCATGCACTGTTCTTCCGTAGGTGTGTGAATGCAAAGCACACCAGATTTAAACTTCTTCCAGAATTCTTCTTTTGTCATACTTTTTCTCCTATTTTTCCATTATGCGAACTTCTTTGTATTTCACACCAAAGCTATTTTCCTCAGTACCTACCCAGATATCTATGATGTTTCCTTTGATTGCACTACCCACATCCTCTGCCGTGTATACAGTGCCATCAATGAGGACTTTGCTATTGGGTGGTATAACGTTTGGATCAACAGCTATTGTGTGTTTAAGCCTTGCTTTATGTTGACCATCACAGGGTTTTGCAATCGTATCACCCCATTCATCTTCGCCTGCATAATAGGCTGTAAGTTTAAAAACCCCTAATGATCTTCATTTCGGTTGCTCAGCCAGTTTCCTTTCCAACTTCTCAACCTTTGCATTGAGTTGTTTATTTTCCGTGGTCATTCTTTCTAAGTCATCCTCTAACTCCACCGCTTGGGTTTCTGTTGTAATGACTTTATTCTGGTATACATGAATACTTTCTAAATTCATATGTATTGTGTAAGCAAACACAATGTTAAGTACAATGCTGAGCGCCAACACAAGCATTATCCATAACATTCGTTCTTTCCGCTTCACTTCTTCGTTAACATGTTCTTCCATTGACTTCTCCTTTCTTCTTGTAATTCCCTGATTAGCAGGGGGCTACCTATTCCTGATTCGTCTCTTTACAAAGGATAAAAAAATTCGCATGAAGCAATGCTCCATCTTTACTATCTGGATTTAGTATCACGCTGAATCCAGATTTTTTTAAATCCTCTACCTCTTTTGGACAACTTGTAAACGATTTTTTCAATCATTAATCCTTGCAAATCATACGTTATTGATGCTTCATTATTAATTAAAGATTCCATATGCCTTGTTCTTCTCCTTTCATATTGTTTTTATCTTCTTGGCATACTATAATTAACCTTATAAAGAGGTGGTAGTATGCATGAGCTTGACTTAAATTTTTATTCGTTCATTTTTTCTTTCATTGCGATTGCGATTTCTCTATATACACTATATAAACCAAGGAAACGTCTAAGTGTGCATCTGCCAGAAGAATATTTTATATTGAATGAAATATTCACTGACCCACAAGCCGAACCAATAACTGAGTATACATTGGCATCTTTCTCTTTTTTATTAGTAAATCCAAGTCCGACTGACATTGGCTTCTTTGATTTAATGGTTCTTGATGATAAGAATAACCCTATAGACTATCTAACAAAATTTAATGTAGGTCTAACACCACAAGATAGCGGACTTGTTTATTCTTATATAAATAATTACAGATGCAGATTATATCTACTGGACAGTAATTTCGGTATATTCAAGAGCAATCATTTCACACGTTTTGAAATACCTGTTAATGTAACGAATCTTAAAACATCATCAATTACAATAAGGTTTAAAATAACCAAAGAAACTCTAATCCCAAATTCAATAGACCGTAACAGGAAGCGTAAAAATTTCAAACAGTACTCTGTCACTATCCCTTATCCTCAAAAATAGATTTATATTCTTTGAGGATCTTTTCATATCTTTCAGCTTTTTCTAATTGTTCTCTTGTTGGCTGTAAATAGAAACTATTGAATTTAAGGTTCCCATAGGTTCTTCGCTCCAAGCTTTCAACCTCATTGTTTAAAGCACGCACCCTTATATAACAAATCATGGATATCGTTAAAGCAATGATGGAAATTACCAAATAAACCATTGTTTTTCTCCTTTCTCCGCTCTATAATAAGATTGACTTGTTATTCGAGTCGTTTAATGTTTTGTCGCATCGTCATTGGTAGTGGGGTGCGACATTTTTTGTGGCTTGAAATAACACTTTTCGTCAAAATACGCTCTTGGTACTCTACCTGCCCGTGTCACGAAACCACGTTCCTTCAATTCAGCATTCATTTCTTGCAGGATCGCATAGGCTGTAGATTCTTTCACGCCTAATCGTTTTACAACTTCATCAACAGTGACATAATCAGGAGATTCGTATATTGCGATAACCTCTGTACCAAGACATTCCTGTATAATAGGAAAGACGGTATCTTTTACATGAGACAGCACATAGTCCATGATTTCTTGCTTTTCTTTTTTAGTCACTGCCTACACTTCCAATATGATGCTTAGAGCAGTCTTCGCAATAGACTGAAGTACTTGCGAAATCATATTTATCATCACAAATTATTTCTTTTAGCGTTTCGCTGTCTAACTGCACTTCTCTCCCACAATCTGGACATGTACAATAGAATTCATCGTCGCAAATGTTTACTTTTATTTCTGCTTCATTTCCGATATTCTTTTTTAGATAAATCATGATTACTCCTTCCTACGCAACTCCGTATTTGATTGCAAGCTCTTTTACGATAGCCACATATCCTTCGATGAGCTTTTTGTCCTCTGCGATGATATCAAGATTGTTCAACTTATCTCTGCGTGATTTGCATACACCCTCATCTGCCATCCGTCTACGTTTGTTCATCAATCTTTGTTTTAGATTCACTCCCATTCGTTTTTCTAACAGCTGATAGGCTTCTCTTAGTACTTCTTGATATGCTGAACCACTACCAAGTTCATTTCCGATTTTGCGGATAATCTTTCCTGTTTCATCACGCCATGAAGTAGAATCAAGTGCAACTACATTTCTGATTCCCTGTAAATCTGACTTAACATCTGCAAGTTGCTTTTGCTGTTCTTTCTGCTGAATCTCCATGTTAATGAGCAATCTCAGCTCCGGTGATAAATTCCGTAATCCGACTGCTGTTTCTTTTGCCTTGTTTTCAACAGTTACAAAATAGCTTCTTGCTTCCTCGCCCTTTTCATTCTTTGCTGTCATTGAGAGCTTTTTGGCGAAGTCGGCTGTAAGCTTGTAATCATCTGCAAATTTGCCTCTTCCTTCACTCGTCGTTTGGTACGAGTGAAAATCTTCTCCCATAACTGCAAATTCATTTTCTGTAATATTCCTTTTCAACCACTTAGAATAATTACTAGGATTAAGTTCCAAAAACTCATACAACTTTCTGGCAGTAGTCATGCCTTTCTCATCAATACCTAAGGCGATCTCAATAGGTGTCTGATTTGTCACATTCATTGTTTCGTTCATATACTCTCCTCTCAACAATTTCATCAACCTCCTCTGTGTCCCTTTTCGGGGACATCGTGTGTAAAAAAAATTCGCACTATCATTTCACAATCAATAATATTCAATGCTTCGCAATACTTCACAGCATACTCAGTATTGACTTTAGTGACATTATTTAGATGATTGTTTAAGGTTTTTTCAGAAATCTTAAGATGTTTTGCGAATTTCTTTTGCGAATCGAACCCAGCTTTGTTCATTTCCCTAAGGAAAAGATATTTGTCCATGTTATCACCTCCTGTCCCTTTTTGAGGACAAGAACATAATAGCACCTTCATTTCCGTGAGTCAACCCTAATTAGGGACATTTTTTCTTGTTTTTTTTATTTGGTGGTTGATTTCTGGGACAATACGGTTATAATGAAGTTATGAAAGGAGTATATATATATGGCAACTGAAAGAGAATTGACGTCAATTCGTATAAAGCAGATAATGGATGAAAAAGGCTTTTCTTATAGAGAGCTGTCAGATTTAACAAGAATCAATAAATCGTCTCTTCAGAGATATGTAACAAACCCTAAATCTAAGCTTCCAATGGATAATGCATTTAAAATTGCAGAAAAGTTAGGATGTTCTATATCTTGGTTAATGGGTATGACAGATGATGAAAATGAAGATGCAAAGATTTTTGCATCCAATTTAAAAAAGTTTATGTCATTAAATAATGTTTCTATAGAAGATATTTCTAAGATTAGTAACGTTACAACAACAGAAGTGAAAATTTGGTTAAATGGAATTGAGGTTCCTAAATTAAATAAAATAAAGCCCATCGCCGAATATTTTGGGTGTTTTATCTCTGATTTAACAGAAAAAGTTGGAAGAAGCACCACACATCCTAGAGGTGTTAGAATACCAGTCCTTGGGCGTGTCGTTGCAGGAATACCCATTGAAGCGGTCGAAGAGATACTGGATTATGAAGAAATATCTGAATCAATGGCACGTACTGGTGATTACTTTGCGTTACAGGTCAAGGGGGACAGCATGGAGCCTCGTATGTACGAGGGTGATGTTGTAATTGTCCGGAAGCAAGAAACCGCTCAGACAGGCGATGTGGCGATCGTATTGGTAAACGGTGATGAAGCAACAGTCAAAAAAATCAGAATCATGGATAGTGGAATTATGCTCATACCTTTTAATACAAAATATGATCCATGGATTTATACAGCAGAAGACATTGAACGACTCCCAGTTAAAATAATTGGTAAAGTTGTTGAGTGCAGGCAGAAATATTAAAGGCTCGATTTCTAAAAAAAAAAATAAAAAAATCCCCGCTCCTGTTGGCGTAGGAACGAGGGTGATAGTAGGTATTGGCGTACCACTATCGGTACAATAAACGAATGACCACGAATCATTGCTTTTATTGTACCTTCATTATACATAAAATGGAGGTATTTTTCAATGAAAAAAGAAACAAGAACAAGGCGCCCTAAAGGCACAGGATCAATCACATACCTTGGAGAAGGTCGCAGGAAACCTTATGTAGCAACTTTCAATAAAAAGTCCATAGGCACTTTTAAAACAGCTGAGGAAGCTGATATAGCTCTTTTAAAACATCAATTAGAACTAACAGAAATGTACCCTTCATTTTTGGGTGAAACAGATTTCCTCAAAACAGAATATGCAAAATTTCTGCTTGAATTCCAGAAAAAAGGTATTCTAGACACGCAGATTAATAATTTGAAAGATATTGATTTTTATAATAGTTTATTCAAAGACAAAATGGTTTCACTAGGTAATGTTCTAATGAACCAAAATACAAAACAAGAAATAATTTTATCTGATGTCCCAACATTTTCTGAAATTTGGGAATTAGAATTTGAACGCTTATCAAAGATAAATTCAGATAGTTGGAAAAGGTCAATGTCTGCTGCATTCAAAAGTCTTTATTCTTTGCATGGCTTACCAATAAACATTATAAAAACAAAAGAATTACAAGATGTATTTGATATAAGAATGGGTAAGCCTAACTGTGGCAAAAGTACTTTAAGGAATATGATAATTGTGTGCAGAGTAGTTATCAAATATGCTATAAAAATGGATTATGTGATTAAAGATTACTCGCAATTTGTAATATTTAACGCAACATCCAAACCACGTAATAGAAGAAAACCATTCTCTATTGATGAAATCAAGATGCTCTTTAAGGATGATACAGAAAATTCGAAAATAATATTATTGTATATCTTTACAGGTGCAAGACCAATAGAACTAATAAGTATGGAAAGAAAGAATATACATCTTGATGATAATTACATGATAGGTGGTGCAAAAACTGAGGCAGGAAAAAATCGTATTATACCTATTCATCCATATATTAAACCAATAATAGAATATTTCATTTCTCAATATAATTATAGATATCTTTTTACAGATGAAACAGGTAACACGGCTTATATACAATACAAAACAGCTTTTAGAGATTGCATGACTGATTTAAAATTACAAAGCCATATTGAACCTTATGATACTAGATATACATTCTCTACGCTTGCAAAAATGTATCATGTTGATACCGCTGCACACAAGAAAATAATGGGACATTCTTGCAATGATATCACAGATGATATTTATACACATGAACCTATAGATTACTTAGTACAAGAGATCACAAAAATAGCTATTAAGTGATCTTTTTTTTGTTAGCTTATGTTAGCTTATCAATCAATATAATATATGAAATGTGTACGAAATATTAAATAATCTCCTAAAAAACAATAATATATAGAATATTTATAATTATTTTGTTAAGGAAAAGTTAAAATTTTAACAGAGTCTTAACAAAACCTATATTGTATGAATATCTGTTTCCCGATATACTAAAACTATGTTCGTAACAATACTCGAACAGGAGGTTATGTATTC